TGGCATCCAGCGTCCTGAGCGACTCGGCAACGGCCTGGCTGGCGTCCGCCATCACGTTGTCAACGCGCTGGATACCTGCGGCGTTAGCGCCGTACTGCACGCTGAGCAGGTTCCGGGTGTTGACCTGTGCAAGCGTGTTGGTGATAAGCGCGATGGAATTGCTCTGTATTCCCCCTCTGATATCGCTTCCATCGATGCCCGCTATCTCTGCCGAAATCTCATCAAAGCGAGACGCAGTGGATGAGTCCAGATCCGTCACGGTCTGCGTCAGCTCCGTGACACTGGCTTTGTTCTCTTCCGTCTGCGCAGTAAGCTGATCAACAGCAGTAGCCCGTGCCTCGGTTTCGTTTGCCAGCGCCTGGCGCACTTCGGTGATGCCGGCGGTGTTCTGATCCGTCTTTGCCTCCAGGCGGATCACATCCGTAACGCGCGCCTCGGTTTCGGTGGCAATAACCTCGCGCAACTGTTCGAACCGCGCCGAGTTAGCGCCCTGCTGGGCTGACTGGCGCACCACCACGTCGGCGATCGCCAGGGCATTGCCGATGATGGCTTCTGCCGTCTGGCGGTTTGCGCCAGCCGCCGCAGCCAGGCCGTCGGCGTTCTGTTTGACTGCCTCAGCCAGATCCGCGACCGCCTGGCTGCTCTCCACGGCGTTCTCGATGAGGTCTTTAAACAGGTCGGTATCCTTGATCTGCGCGAGCACGGCCTCTGTAATATCGGTCACATCGGAGCTGGACTGGCCCCGTACCCAGTTGGTATACCCGGATTCGTTACCGGTCCGGTCCACCAGCTGCGCGCGGTACCAGAAAACCTGCCCGGCCTTGAGTCCCATCTGCTGATACTTTCGGAGCGGGTAAGGCACGTCAGCCAGCAGCATGGCATCGTCGTCGGTTCCGGTCAGGCTGTACTGGATCTCTGTTTTCAGCGTGTCGTCCGTGTTTGCCGGGAAGCCCCAGTTCAGCTCGATACCAAACACAACAGTTTCCGAGGCGGTGAAGCCTACCGGTTTCGGCGGATTACCCACTTTCCCGGTGAGCGTGACCTCAGCTGATGTCGCCCATATGGACGAGACATCGCTGGCGTTCACCGCCCTCACCCGCACCAGATAACGCCCGGCGTAGATGCCCGGCACCTCGAATCCCTGAGAGGACGTGCGGGGCACGCTCACCCAGTTGCCGCTGTCGCGTCGCCACTCGGCTTCGTAGGCGATTGCCCCTTTAACAGAATCCCAGGCCACACGCATGGTGGTGATCGCAATGTTCTGGCTGATCGTCGAGTAGCTGTCGATAACGATATTTTCCGGTGGAGCCTGCACGCCGGGCGGGATGACGCTGACCGGCCTCTCATCGAGCCGGGCGCCAGTATCAACCGCAGCGTAAATATCCGGGCTGTACGTCGCGCCGGTCACCTCGAAAGTGCCGTCATCGTTGTCACGGGTGCCCGTAACACGAAAGAGCGCGATAAACAGATCGTCAGCATCCACACCCCAGCAGCACTCCGCCTCAGGCGTTTCACTGTAGGCGGTGGTGACCGTGACAGCATTTCCGTTAACCGCCTGCACGGTCCGTGCCTGAGCCACACCTGAAGGCAGGTTGAGAAAAAGCCGGTTGCCGGCTTTGACATCCGCGGCCCGATCGAGCGTGATATTACGACCGCTGACCGCACTTACCCTGCCGCCAATCACCCTGCCAGCCAGTTCGTTCGCGGCCACGCCGATCACCTCACCGACAGGGGGAACATCCATACCCGTGCTGAACGCCACCACCTCACCGATGCCATTCGTGAGCAGCGCCCAGCGCCCGCGCCGGTTTGCCTCTGACTGTCGGGTGCAGCCGATAGCCGTCATTTCGAGCTGGCTGTAATCGAAGCGCATCGCCAGATCGTTGTCATAAACGACTTCGGGCGTGTCTTTGTAGTGATTCGCCGGATCGGACCAGTTCACCAGCGCGGCAGTGTTGCGCGTGGTTTCGCTCGGATCGGCGAAGGTAAATTTACCTTCGACCACACTGGCATGGTTATAGATGTGCCAGATATCGCGGGGCATATCGGCCAGCACATACAGCTTGTTGTCGCCCCAGTAGGTCATGCCACGGAATATGCCAGCCAGGTCGCGCAGCACCGTCCAGGCGTCATTGCGCTCCTGAATGTAGACGTTGCAGCGAAAGCGCGGCTCCATACCACTGCCACCTTTGCCATCCGGTACCGGCTGATCGCAGTACTGCGCGATGCGGTACAGCTCCCATTTATCAATCTGGGTCGCATCAATCCTCTGACCGAGGCCGAATCGCTCATTCAGCACGATGTCGTAATAAATCCAGGCCGGGTTATCGGTCCATGTCCATTTGAACCCGCCTTCCCAGGTGCCCGAGTAGGTTCGCGCGTCAGGATCGTAGGTATCAGGCACGCGAATAATGCGCCCCTTCGGATTGCACACGACCTGCGGGATGCCGTTCGGGAACTGCTTCGCATCAAATTCAATGTAGAGCAACGCCGTGTTGGGATAACGCAGTTTCGCATCAATGATTTCGGTGACAGCCTCGACGCGCATACTGTCCACAACGTTCACTGTCGTTGAGTCAGGCGTTATCCGGCGCACGCGCAGCTGCCAGCCGGTGGTGGCTTTCGGCAGGTCGATACGGTGACTGCGCTCATAGAGGGTGGTGGTCTTGTCATCGACAGCACCGTCGATCACCGTTACATATGCGCCGCCGTCGACAGACAGGTCGATGGCATACTCAACGCGCGTACCAACCTTATCGCCGTTGTCTTTCTGGGTCAGCAGCGAGGGCCAGCCCAGGCGGATACGCAGTGCTGAAAGCTGGGTATTGGAGACAGAGCGGACATACGGCACGGCAGCTTTGAGTTCGTAGGCGACCTGCAGCTCATTCTCAACGCCCGGAAAGCCCTGGATGTAAGTCTGATCCTGGGTACCGGAACGAAATTCGTATTTTACGTTGTTGAAGTTGTAACTGCCGTCGGCATTCTGCAGCGGGGTATACGATGACGCGTCGCCGAGAAAAATGCTGCGCCCGTCCAGCCCGCCGGCAAACTCCCCTTCGCCGAGCGCGACAAGAATTTTGGCTCTGGCTATGGACTGAATACTGTCCGGGGCTTCCACCGGCGTGCGGGTCTTGGTACCACCACCCTTCCGCCCTTTAATCGCTGTGTTCGTCATATCGCGCCCATAAAAAAAGCCGCCTGCTGGCGGCATATAATGATGTGATATATCCAATAGCCTGGATATGGTGAGTATTCAGCCATCAGTATTGGGCCATTTTTGTGCTGAGCCTATGAGAGATGAGAGATGACTGATAACTACCAAATCACAGGCGGTATCAATGATGGATGAAAAATTTATTAACTTTGAATTTACCTTAAGTGAGAGAGTACCAACCGAAGTGGCACTGGAAATAGTTGCGCTCAGGCAAGCAATTCTTATGCTAACAGCAGCGTTGCCACAAGACACAAGAAATAACGTTGTGAATAATCTTGCAAAAGTAGATTCACCTCAAATGCGAGATATAGTTAAAAACATGCGATTAATTGACGCCGATTAACATAGTGCCTTTATATTTAGCGGTCTTTTTTCGGGCCGCTTTTTTCTGATCATTAACAAACACACTATCGGAGTGTAATTGCTCGTCATTTAAGGAATTATGGGGCTCCTCCAATTGAGCACTTTTCATTTCAAGTGTCTCAACGCGTTGTTCTAAAGTCATAATATCTCCTTAGCTTCTTCTTTCGATTAAATTATTGCTGATCTTCTGCGTAAATGCCGGCTGAAATGATAGCGCCCCCGACCTCCCGCTGGCCGTAGAGAAGAGGTACCGGGTTGCCGCTGGCGGTGGTGTTGACCGGGCCGCCGAACGCATAGCTTGGCTTGTTGTCCGGATCCTGACGCATCCTCATCCCCGCCACCTGTGGCGACAGCAGCTGAACCACGCCCCCCAGCGCCATCGATGCGCCGACCAGCGCAACATTCAGCGCAACCCCTTTACCAATAAGCCCTGCCCCGGCGGGGCCAAGGGCGATACCCCCGGCAATCAGGGCTACCCCGAGCACCGCCTGGAAGATGCCGGCACGCTTGCTGCCGCGTATCACCGGGATAATGCGCAGCTCATCGCCGGGGCCGAGAAGCGAAAACTCTTCCTGGCTGATATTGCGGCGATCACGGAAGATGACGAAATCGAGCCCCCTGGCGCGCGCCTCGCGGAGATAATCTTCAAATCCGTCTACCGTGCTGGACAGCGCCCTGAAAACCTCGCTGGCAGAGGACAGTACCCGGCGGTGCGTGCGCCCGAAGCGCTGCGCCATCGATCCGCTCAGTTTGATAACAGTCCGTTTTTCCATCACATCAGGTCCTTGTACCGTAAAACTTTAATGGTCCGGTCACGGTAATAGCCGCCATACGGAATACGCTGGCTGAGCTGACCGTACAGGTGGTGCAGCAGCATGTTGCCCTCCAGCAGGACGCCGGCATGATTTGGCACGCTGGCCTGCACCTGCATGATGACCATATCGCCGGGCTGCGGGGGACCGTCGAACTCCCTGAATCCACATGCGTGCCAGTTATCCATATAGAGGTTTTCACCCTCCTCCCACCAGTGACGCTCAACGCTGTAATCGGGTAGGCTGATACCGTGTTCTGTGCGGAAGTAATCCCGGATAAGGGACCAGCAGTCAGCGTGCCCGAGAACAAACTGACGCCCGGTCAGCGGGCGATCGCCGCGCGGCATGATGGTGCGGATATCGCCTTCAGGCCATGAAGCGATCACCCACGGCACTTCGGTCGCGTCGCACATCAGCATGTCGATCTCGCTCGGCTGCGTCGTGGCACCGTCGCCGGGGTGGCTGTGCACCACGGCAACCACCGTGCCCTGCTCTTCGGCTGCCGCGTAATCCTCCGGCGACAGTTCAAACTGCTCCTCCGGGGAGGCGGCCAGATTCCGGCAGGCGACATACTTCTCAACTCGTCCCTTCTGGATCACCACACCGCAGCATTCAGCCGGGAACGCCTGCGCCGCATGCGCCAGAATCGCGCTGATTGTCTTGTCCCACATATTACCCTCTCAGAAGTGACGCGCCCGGAAAGCCGCCGTAGTCGAGTTCGTTGTCAGCGCCGAACCGCGGTTTACACCCGGTGGAAAGCAGACCGGAGCATACGTCCTGTGACGGATCGTCGACCGGGTTACCGTCCTTGTCGAAGAAGCCATTCTGCCCGGCGTAGGTGCAGCCATTCCCGGTTTTGTACCAGCCGCGCATGCACCAGGTACACATAGGCTGGATCTGCCTCGTGGGGATGAGCTGTCCCCGCAGATCTGCCGGGCTGGACAACTCGAACTCCACGGTTTCATCATCCGAACTGGATTTACGGTCGATGTAATAGACCTGTTTGCGCTCCTCATTCGGGTTAGCGGCAGGATTGCCGCCGGAGAAGTTGCGGGAATCAAGGTAATGAGCGAAGGTCTCGTGGATAATCACTTTCGCCTTAGCCATCCCCTGAAAGCGGCGACAGAGCGCGCCAATCGTGCCGCTGATATTTGCCACGGTCAGTGTTGGTCGGGCGCTCTGCCCGTCGCTGCTGACGGACAGGCCGGTCAGTTCAAAGGGCCACGCACCGTACTCCAGCCCCTGCCACCAGACAGACTTCGGCGGAAGCTTTGACGCATCGCCGCCCGCAGCAATGATCTCGGCCTCTGTGTGAGGGATGGTTTCATTATGAAACCGCAGAATGCCGGCGCCGAATGCTTCGCCATCAACCTCAATAAGGCGGACGCGGCTGCCCGGCTCCAGTTTCTGTACATCAGATGAAATGCTCATGGATGGTATGCCTGAATGAATGTGGTGCTGAGGGTGTATTTGTCATTGCCGTGGGTGGCTATCTGGAGGGATTCAGACCGCCATAGCCCCGCAGGCTCCAGGGGCGGCTTCCAGATGAAGGACTTCCAGCCGGCATGCCGCTTCAGAAACGCCTTTATGGCCTGGACATACGCTTCATCCCCGGTGAAACTCACGCTCCATTGCGGGGTGACCGGGTTGATGCCGTCCCCGGCTACCTGTGCGTAATTATCCCCGAACTGCGCTTTGCGGATGCGGAAACTGGTATCTGCCTGCGCCGCCACCTTCGGGCACCAGGAGAAGGTCTCAACTACCATGATTACGCTCCTTTCAAAAGCCGCCACAATGGCGATCCGGGCATGCTGGCCTGCTCATTAATTACGGTCACGATTGCATCCTTGAGTTGCCTGCCGGCAGTTGCGGCAGTCCCCTGTCCTGCCGTGGACTGCGCACCGCCATTGATGTTGATATCGCCGAACGACACGGACGGGCCGCCGCCGGAAAACTGCGGCGCGCCAACTGCGCGAACGCCGAGCGAACCGTCAGCTGCGCGCGTGAGCGGCATAATCGCCTCCGGACCGGCCTCACCAAAAACCCCGGCTCCTTTCGCAAAAGCAAACAGCTGCGGGGTCTGGTAGACACCACCGCTGTATGCACTCAGAGAGGGTGAGTCGTAGACATTACCTTTGCGTTGAAGGTAAAGTTTGAGGCAGCGCTCTGAATGGCCGTCCCGCTACTGGCCGTTGCGGCGGATGAAGCACCAAAGCTGAAGAGCGAGCCGAGGGAACTCGCGGCATTCGCGACCATCATATTAACGAGAACGGTCTCGATAATTTTCAGGACGTTCATGCCCCAGTCTTTCCAGCTGTCGAGATTGCCGTTGAGCATGTCGGTAATGGTAGTCACCGCCCCGCCCATGGCCTCCTTCATCCCGTCGGCAGCCATCGCGGAATAGTCGGTCGCCTCGTCCACCCAGTTCGCATAGCCCTCAGACATGCCCGTTAACCAGTCACCGCGCTGCGCATCGGAAGCGGTGTAATACCCCTCCTGGTCGCGCAGTCGCTCTTCCAGATAGCGTTTGTTGAGTGCCAGCCCCTGCTGGTAGAAGGTTTCATCTATATCCCCGGCCTGCCGCTGCCGGAGCAGATCGGTATTCTTCTGCTCAAACTCCTTGCGGATATTAAACTGCTCCTGCATCCGCTCACGGAACCGGGTGCCCTGACCGTAACCAATGAGCTGCGCATCATTGGCCGCCCGGGCGCTGGCGTTGCTGTCAGACAGATTCGCCTCGTAATTACGCAACTGCTCGCGAAGTTTGACCTGATCGATTAACGCAGCGTTGCGCATCAGTTCAGCCTTCTGCGCCTTGTCCAGGGTGGATAATTCACCTTCAACCACCTGGTATTTCACCCTGGCAAGTTCGGTGCTCTGGCCCTGAAGGGCGATCTGCTCCTTCTGCTGCTTGATCATCCTTTTATAAGCATCACCGGCCTTTTCTTCGTCCGTCTTTGGCCCTTTGGGCTGCTTTTTGTTGGCCTCGTTATTGCGCCACTCTTCAAGCCCGTTATTGATGTACTCAAGCCGGTTGGTCTGGAATTGCGGATCAGCCGTCAGACCGAGCTCATCAGCAGCATAGCCAAGGCGGGCGCGCTCTTTTGCCTCACCTTTAAGTCGGGACAGGGCCAGTTCGCGGCGGCTTTTTTCGAGCGCATCGGTCTGTTTCTGCGAGGCTTCAGCCTGAGGAACACGCAGGGGTGCCAGTGTCATTCCCTGACGGGCCATCAGTAACTGATTGCCGAGCCCGAGGAGCTGGTTAAATGTTTGATGCTGGCCGTTCATCATCAGCAGAGACTGGTAGGCAGAATTCTGATTAGCCGCTTCCTGTCTAATCAGCGATACCCGACGGTACTGGAGCCCCTCGAGAGTTTGTTGAATGGAGGCTGCTTTCTCCTGCATCTGAGAAAGCCTTTCCTGTTCAACCGACAACTGCTCAGTTGCAGTCGACAGATCATCAGTTACAGTCTTCAGAGAGGTAAGGTGGTTGATCATGAAACCACCCTTCGTAGTCGGGCCGGGGTTGTTGATTAGATACTGCGATCCGGCAATCTGCTCTTTCAGACTTTCAATTTTGCTTTTTTGCTCATCGATAAGTCTGTTCTGTTCATCAAGGGCATTTTTGGCTTTTTCACTGTTGTCGGAAGCTTCCGGCAAAGACATCGCCCTGGTCTTTTTGCTTATCTCATCTATCGTTCTGCCGTATTCCTGAGCAGAACGGCGAGCCTGTTCCTGATTCTGATACGCCGCATACCACGCCCCTGCGCCAAGCATCACCAGACCAGGAATACCACCGATAATTCCCAGAGCACTACTCATGAGCCGCGATCCTACAGCGGTGACACTGTTTAGATTACTTTGGGTTGAGACACGGTTGGCCAGGTTCCTGTCACGTGCGGCCTCTGCCTGTGCCAGTCGTCGTTCAGCAACCGCCTGTACGTCCGCATTTTTAGCAGCTGCAAGACTTGCCTGAGCGCGTTCAAGCGCTGCTCTTGCCCTGACTTTCTCTGTTGATGTACCTCCGGCAAGAGCCGTCGTGAGCCTGGCCTGTGCTGCTGTTACCTTTGCCTCTGCGGCTGCTATTTTTTCCTGCTGAGCAGCCTGAACGTCAGCGCCCTTTGCTCTCTGCAAAGCTTGCTGTGCACGATAGACGTCAGCTCTGGAAGCCGCTACAGCTGACTGGGCTGCCCTGTCTTGCGCAACAGCGAGGGCAACTTCTGATTTCGCAGCAGAGATCAAAGCACCTGTCGCACTAGTGGCGCTGGTAACAATTCCGCTAAGATACTTAGCCAGGCCAACGCCCACCAGCGCGCCTGCTACGGTAGTGATAACTGACATATTGTCAGCCACATCACTCAGGGCACCGCTGACCGCGGATGATGTAAAGGAGTCCAGTGTCTGGGCTACACCATCAAGGCCGCCGGACAGCGCATCCGTTGCCCCCGTTGCCGCGTTAACACCTCCAACCCACCCCATGAACGAGTTTGTGACCTTTTGCAATGAGCCAGAAACGGTCTGCGGCATCGTTGCAAACTCACCCTGTAATGTCCCAAGCTGGCTCATTAGCGCTGGCACAACTTTATCGATAGTGAGCTTGCCCTGGTCGGCCATACTCTTGAGATCTTTGCGCGCAACGCCCATGCCAGCCGCCAGCGCCCTGATAACGCGGTCGCCGCTTTCGTTGACAGTATTGAATTCCTCACCACGTAGCACGCCCTGGGCGAGTGCCTGACTGAACTGATTGATAACCGAACCTGCCTCAGCTGTACTGGCACCCGAAAGTTTAAGGCCAGTTGAAACGGCTTCGGTGATTTTGAGCACTTCTTCCGAGCTATAGCCGTATTCGCGCATCGATGCAGCTGCGCGGGCAAAGAGGTTGGCATTATCAGAGAACGCTGTACCCGTGCGCTGACTGATTTCCATAAGCTGACGTTGTGAAGTGGCAAAATCATCAGCCGAAGCAGAAGCCTGTTGAAGACGAGCATTCACTGAGTTCCATTCGTCTGCAATCTGCACCAGCTTCCCTGTAGCAAAAGCCGCAGTTGCCGCAGCTGCGGCTTTACCTGCTGAGGCAAAACCATTAGTGAGATCAGATAACGCCCTTTCACTTTCTTTAGCGGCCGCCGCCGCCTGGCGGCCTCCCGCCTGCATTGTTCTGTAATAGTCGGAGCCCATGCGAGAGGCGCGGGTGATCTCACTCTGGAATGAGCTGGAGTCTGCAGAAATTTTTATAATAAGTTCGCGAAGCGTTGCCATTACCATTCTCCGGACGAAAAAAAACCGCCGGAGCGGTTCATTGTTCTTCTGGACCAGCATTTCGCATGGCCGTTTTTAAATATTCTTCATCAGATTTGATATAAAAAAGTTACTTCGTAGCCTCGGTAAGTGCATCCTCAAGCCCGGCAAACGGATCCTTTTCTGTTTGTTGCTCCTCTCCCCCCCACTGCAGAATGGCATCACTCAGCGGCACTTTTGCACCCTGCGAGCCATATACGGCAGAGACAATCTGCGCCGCCTGAATATCGCCGCGGATATCGCCGACTGGACTTATCCTGTCGTATTCAATCCACAACAGCATTTCACTGGCCGTCATGCTCTGCCTGAGTTCTGAAAGCGTGCGCCCCATACGGAGCGCAAGCGACATCAGGAATTTAACGCCGGGGGTGGTGACTTTTCCCGGGCATCGTCCCCGGATGCGATTAGATCGAGTGCCTGTTTAAGCAGACGGGAATGCACGGGGCCATAGATGGCACGCACCTCCGCTTCATCGTCCGGGGTGAAAACCTGCTGCTTGTCCTCATCGCAGAGCACATCGAGAAAAAGCGCGACATCAGCACGCAGGTTGCGGTTCGCGCGCTCCGACACCGAAAGCTCTTCAGCCTTGATGTCAGTTCCGGCGATCTCCTGCCAGCGCAGCCAGGCTTCGCCGGATGGCTCGCGCAGGACGACATTCACACCGCCCCATTCGGGCACGGTGACGGTTTTATGACGAAACCCGGAGTGTTGCGCCAGGGCAAGCTCTTTAATGGACATGATTTTCCTTACGAACCGGGTTCGATGTTTTCAGGTTTGCCTTTCAGGCGCAGGGAGAAGGTGGCCGCAACCACGCCGTTGGTACCGGATGACCAGGTGTGCTGGCGAACTTCAGCCAGGAAACGAAAGCCTTTACCGGACGGGAAGATCACCTGAAAGGCATACGTCGTGTCATTGTCATATGCGTCACGCAGTGCATCCTGTGCCGCATTTTTGAAGAAGTTACCGGACAGCGAAATCTCCGATGGCGCCGGCAAACCGTTGGTGTTTTCCTGTTCAGTCGAGCACAGGGTGGTGACGTCGATGTCCTGTTTCTGGCCACCGGTGAACTGGACCTCTTTGATCGTGCAGCTCAGATCAAGATAGACGGCACTTGCCATCGTATCTTTCGTTGCCGGCAGCGAAGAAATCAGGATCTTCGTTAACTGCGATTTTTCATAAAGTGCGGACATAGCTGTCTCCGGATATAAAAAAACCGCCTCGCGGCGGTATTGGGATTAACTGGGTAGGTTTTACTGAAGGACGTGGACTTCTGCTGTTGCACGGCGCAGGCCTGTCTCAGGCTCGTAACCGCCGGTTTTGCTCAGGCGGGTGAATCCCAGCGGCGTCAGCGCAGCGATCGCCTGTTCGCGCAGCGCGCGGGCCTCATCCACTGAGGAGGCGTATACATCCACCTGCAGGGCTGTGTCTTCCTCTGCGGGGCCACAAAGCGTATCGCCATAGACCTGATCCACCAGCGTGAATGTGATCCATGGAGGCGCAACTGCCGGTTCACCCTGGCTGTTAAGGGGCACCACGCCGGGATAAACCTGCCCGTCGGCCAGCGCGCCAATGAGTGCATAAACATCGGCCTCGGTCATTTCGCCAGCACCCTGTCGATCGCGGCATTGGCTTCGGCAAAAGCCGCATTTACCGCATCCTCCTCGCGGGCATCATAGGCCGGGCGGACGAACGGCACTGGCGCCATGGTCGAGGTACCCATTTCGATAAAGCGCCAGTAAAACGCATTACGCGGATCGCTGGCCTTCATCGTTTTGTCGCTGGCGCCGGTGCGCGGGTTGGTACCGCGGATATGAACGCCGGAAGCAATCGCCCCGTTGCGCTCACGCTGAGTGATGACGACGATATTTTTCTTCAGTTTCCCGCTTTTCACCGGCGCGCGGCTCACCGCTTCATCTTTAAGGATTGTCGCGCCTGCACGCGTGGCATCGCGCATCACCTTGCGGTTTTCTGCTTTGCTGAGTGTGGCGAGATCCTCCGACAAATCGAGCAGGCCTGAGAAATCGAGGCTGATACCTATCATGGTTTTACCCCCTGTTTGCAGAGAATTTCGAGCTGAGTGCACCCGGCGTCCGGGATGGGCGGGCCTGTCACTTCCAGCGTCAGCCCTTTGAAGGCGCCACTTTTAACGTTGAGACGTGATGCGGCTGAAATGTCACTGCGATACCTGACCCAGACCCGGACAGTCGCTTCGGCTTTTTCAGCGCCGGCAGAGATGATTTCCCGGCCACTGATGCCTTTCACCTCGGCCCAGACAGTCTTTCCCTCCTGCCATTCCGGTTTAACATCACCGGAGGGGGTGCGGACGGGAACGGAATTCATAACGGTAATTTGGTCGCGCAAGCGCCCAGCGTGCATAACGCCTCCGGTCAGAGAATGGTGGGGCAGCGAAGATCGTAGATAAGCATTGTTACCGAGAACGGCAGTTCCCCCTGTTGCAGCTTCTCTTCCTCTTCACCGCCGCGGTTGCGGTCGAGCCAGCCCAGCAGCATAAGCAGCGCTGTCTGTGTGCGCCGCAGCGGCTCGCCCTCAATGAGATCACCATTAATGGCAACAATCCGGTCACGGCTGCCCTGGACATAAGCAAGAATGGCGGCGCTACCGGCCTGAATTTTCAGCTTCAGATCGTCATCACCGGCATCAGCATCTATGCGCAGGTGATCCTTGGCCTGTTCGAGAGTCACAAGCTCAATCACGTTTTATCCCTCCCGTCACGCCCGCGCTTGGTGGCAAGTGTCCAGCCTTTCGAGCCCGTTTCGCCAGGTTTATCCTGCGTCGGTTCGTCGCAGTGCCAGAGCGAACCGCCCCATGTCACCGTATCGCCGGGCAGATAGTCCTGACCGGATTTGAAAACGCCCAGGTAAATCATGACCGGAACGTCAAACGATTTGGTTTCGCTGCCGCCGCTCGCGCGGTTAACCGTCAGGGTGAAACGCCGCTGATCTGTACGTTCGATGTCAACGCCCGCCACGCCATCCACCACACATTCCCAGCCGCGCATGCCATGCGTTTTTTCATAGGCGCGCCACAGGCCGCCGTTGTGGGTAGCGTAAGATCCGCGCGGGTAACTTTTCCCCTCATCAATAAAGGGAAGCAGTTCCAGCGCCAGCGCGTCGCGACCGTCCTCGCCATCTCTGGGCGGTTCGGGTGCAGGTAGAGCTGCAACGGCTTCGCTGACCAGTGCTTTGACATCAGGCAGAACCGGCATTGATTCCGTAACAAGCGCCTGCAGCATAGGCTGCACATCGTCAGGCGTGAGGCTCCTGCCGTCCTGCGGTACCGGGATTGCCGCTACGGCGTCATCCACTGCCGCTTTAACGGCTTGGTGCAACATGTCAGGGTCATAATCCTTGCCATCGCGGGGCACAGGCATCCCGCTGACCGCCTGCTCCACCATCTGCTGCAGCAGAGGCGCAACATCCTCTGGTGTCAGGCTCTTGCCGTCCTGAGGTACCGGGATTGCCGCTACGGCGTCATCCACTGCCGCTTTCACCGCCTGTTGCAGCATGTCAGGATCGTAATCCTTGCCATCGCGGGGCACGGGCATCGCGCTGACCGCCCGATCCACCATCTGCTGCAGCATGGGCGCCACGTCGTCTGGTGTCAGACTTTTACCGTCCTGCGCATGTGGTATGGCGGCTACCGCATTGCTGACCATAGAAGCGATATCCGGCAGCTGCGGCAGTTCTGGCTCAGGCAACTGAGAGACGGCGTCCCTTACCATCGCCGACAGATCCGGCGGTTCTGCGCTTTTGATATCTGCGATGAGTTCTTCGAGGTGGGTGAGTTTTACTTCGAAGGCCAGTCGCTGTTCCTCGAGGCTTTTACTGAACCCTGCGCGCATATCATCAAGAACAAGCCCGAACTCCTCGCCCAGCACTTTGATGAGAGTTAATTCACGTTCATTCATTTGGTAAGCAATCCTCTGAGCATGGCTTTTGCCGCCGCCTGCTCTGCGTCAGACAACGCCTTTCCTTCATCACTTACTGACTGCGGCGTTGCGCTCTTTTTGCCGAAAGGATCGTCAGAGGCATCGCGGCGCGCCAGCGCACCCAGGCTGAAATTCTGCTGCTGCAGATACAGTTCATCACCGCCCGTCACCGGCGGCAGGTTTTCACTGCGCCGCGCCTCATTCGGCGTGAGGATTGTGTTTTTGACACCTTCACCCAGCGTTTTGATACGGCGTTCACTGTCCATACGCAGCAGCGCGCTGACGTCAAATTCGGTACCGGCATCGTCTTCCAGTTCGAACGCCTCATCGAGAAGCAACTCGATCGACTCAATCAGCGTCTGGAGACACTGCGAATAATACTGCTGCTCCAGCGCCTCGATGTTGTCGTAGGAAGGAAGATCGCCGACACCGGCTTTATAGGCCGGGACGTGAAACGTTGAGCAGACGATTTTTTCTGACATCTGCAACTGCTCAACGACCTTCGCATCGTCAGCAGACATAGAAATGGGACTGTATTTTGCGCCGTTGCTCAGCAGCCCCGTTTTGCCCGCATTTTCGCCTGTATAGCCCGTGTCCCAGTTCGCTTTCAGTTTCCGGGCATTTTCATCAGTGATGTTACCGGGCACTTCAATGACCCCGCTCGGTTTACTGCCGTTGCGGAAAAAATGTGCTGAGTTTTCCTGAATATGGTGGCCCTGCATCGCAGCCAGGCCAGCCGCATAAATCGGTGAGAGTCCGATCAGCGGATGAAACAGGCAGTTGAAGCGATCGTGGATCACCTCGCGGGCGGGGACCGTTACAGAAGCATCGACCCCCGTCATGTTGTCGGGGTTAATCTGGTAGAAAACAGACCCGTCATCCGCCACCAGCGGCGTCACTTTGTTCCAGTCCAGAATTCGCAGCTCGGTTATATCCCCACGGGTGTTCCGGATCTTCAGGACAACCGTATTCCCGTGGCAAAGCTTCGAATTGAGCCAGCACTCGAAAAACTGCATCCGGTTCTGAAACGCATTCGGACGTCTGTAAATCCTCGCGGGGGTGCCGTTATTGTTTTCTTTCCAGATGCCGTTTGAGTCCCGGCGCATCAGCCGCAGAGGCATCTTTGAGATATCGCTCGCGATCAGCGATATACAGGAAAACACGGCGTGAAAGGAAAGCACTGTCGTCGGTTTAATTTCCAGATTACGCTGCCAGGCACCCGAAAAAGGCTCACTGATAAGGGACATCCAGCCGCCGCGACTTGCTGGCTGCTGAAGTGCTTTTTCTCTTCTCCGGAAAGGATTCCACATCAGCCGTTCCCCGTATTATTTTTCTTTTTCCCGCCACCCGCGCGCTTTGTGCCGGTGTACTCAGCCATGCCCAGCAGCACCAGCACTCTCGCACATGCATCGTCCACGGTCTTTTCGTCACCGGGTCGTGAGTCATGTGTGCGTTGCAGATACCTGATTTTTGCCATGCTATATGGCGGGGTTTCCCCCGCCCTCCTGAGTGGATTAGCTGCCCTGGCCGGTACCGTAGTTCACACCGGAAATGACAGCCACCGCAGCGGTACGGCGACGCTTCCAGTTGATCCAGCGCTCTGCACGGATGGCCACGCTGTTGGTCTGCCACATCGAGACCAGTTCAACACCTGTTGGCGTTACGCTGTCATGGGTCGGGGCAGATTCCATTTCCAGCGAGGCTTCGCTCGACATATCGACTGCCACCCCGCCTTCATCTGCCAGGTAAACATCGGGTGCGTTCACCAGCACCAGCTGATTGCCGACGTACTGGGAGACGATCGCCGGGAGCCCCTCGAAAACGCCGCCGAACATATTCATTTCCGGATATTCTTTCTGCCCCAGCGCATTCTTACGTTTGGACAGCGCAAGAGCTGTTGAGCTGGACATCAGCCATACCGCACCGGTTGGCTGAAGGTTGGCGTTAATGAACACCTGAAATGCTGCAGTACTGTCATCATCCGGAATGCCGGTGCTGGGAATAGTCGGCGCGCCATTGGTGATAGAACCCGGCGAGACGCCGTTAACTTCGCCTTTAGTGGGGTTGACGAAATCCGCATCCAGGCGGGCGATGACCGCTTCAGCCAGGGAGTTACGTACCAGTACATCTGCTTTAGGGTTAGAAAAACGCAGAAGCTCTTCGGTCAGAACCGAAATTGCAGCTACTTTGGAGAAACCAAACGTGATGGTTTCGAAGTTGAAATTGGTCAGCGGTTTGGGCTTACCCTGTCCAACCCAGTCCGCAGAGCCACCAGAAGTCTGCACGGGCACACGAATGTTAAAAGGGACTTCGCGCAGCGACGGGATATTACCGGTACCGAATTTACCAATGATGGTCTGCGGTCGCAGGAACTCCACAAAGTCATTGGCAAAATCCTGATATTCAACCAGCGCGCCGGCCCACTGCGGATCGGTAGTTGTGCCTGCGCTGACAGCGGCCTTAAGAACGTGGTGAAGTTTAATATCTTCCGGATATTTGTTTTTGGCGATCTGCAGCGCTTCCGTTCGCGCGCCTTTGGCAGCTGCCAGAGCCTTGGTAAAGCGGGCAAAGGCGATACCTTTTTCCAGCTTCGGCTCAACACGAATGATACCCGGCGCGGTCACCGTACTGACATCACCGCCGGCGGCTTTGCTGACCGGCTTTGCTGTCTGGGCGATGCTGGATTCCATATCGCGCAGTCGCTTCAGGTGCGCATCGACGGATTTGATTTCGGAAGAAGTGTTGTCATAGGCCTCCTCTTCTTCAGCATCCAGCGTGCGTCCGTCTTCAGCGGCCTTCGTCATTACGTCAGAGAGAGACGCCGCCAGCGCCGCACGCTTCGCTTCAAAGCTTTTGATTTGTTCTGCGATATTCATCGAACTGTTTCCTTTTTTGGTATTGGTTTTGGGTGCTGTAGCGCCAGCGGGCTGGGTCGATTTGACTACCGGTTTCTCATTGCCGGACGCGGCGAGTAACTGGCGGTCATAAGACTTCACGGTATTGATGGAGCATTCGGCATTCGCCGGAATGGTCACGGCTGAAACTTCAAGAAGGTCCCAGAACAGAAAGCGGATCCCGCCCTCGTCCAGGAACGAATATTCAATGGGGCGGAAGCCGATGGAGAGCCCGCGCACCAGCCCGGCCTTAATGGATGCCCAGGCCTCATCGAGCCGGGCAACCAGCTGGGAAGGCATATCCGCGGTGGGCTTCACCAGTTTTGCGGTGATCTGCAGCCCTTCCTTCACCATTTTTGGGGTACAGGTACCAATGGGCTGGGACCGGTCGTGCTGCCAGAGAAACGGTGTGTCGCTGCGAAACTTCGCGCCCTCCGGCTCCATAATGTCCCCGTCACGATCCGGCGATGGCGTGGAGGCGATGCCGGTAATGATCCGCTCATCCTCGTTTACCGCTTTCACCGTCATGAGGGTGCATGCGCGCTTAAGCGTCATTTTGCTGCCTCCTGAAACGAAAAAACCCGCCGGAGCGGGTTGTTAACTGACATAGCTGTCATATGAAATGCACCTGATAATCCTGCTTCTTCGCCTCAGGGTTCAGCGCCATGAGCGAAACGGCATTAAACAACGCCATAAGCGGGTCGATCTTGCCCTTGCCACTGGCCTGTTTGGTAATGAGGATCGCATTGCCTTTTGGCTCGACGCGGGCATTGCCCACGCACCAGGCCATCATGGGCTGCCCGGCATGCACCAGCACGCCTTCGGCAAGCTTGCGTTCGGTCGTTTTTATCGCACCGCCGAGGCGCCAGCCCTGACTCACGCCCACCACCGCATCAGCGGGAATCTCCGCCTCGATAAGTGCGTCGAGGATCTGCCCCACACCGGAGGGGTCAATGCCAATCTTATCGAGCAGCTCGGCGGTGTGGATGCGGCTGACGTACTCCGCCACCTCTTCCGTGTCCTGCCCGACACGCTTCACAATGGTCAGGTCACCGGCTTTCACAAAGTCGTTAAAACGTGATTTCTCGCTTTTACGGCGCCGGATTGCTATTTCATGTGCCCAGGCATGACACCAGCAGAGCCATTCCCGCGTCTCGGCATCGCGCCCGATGGCACTGAACCCCAGCAGGTCATCAAGCCCGCCGCCGTCAATGCCGACCGAGATCACTTCCGCGCGCTGCAGCAAATCGTTAAAAGTCACTCGCCGCGCCTGCTGCTCCCAGAAATCGACGCCCGCCCAGCGGTCGCTGCGCAGGTTGAGACCGATTTCGATGTTGAGGTGTTTCGCCAGAAACTGCTGCAGCGTGCCGTCAGTTTTCGCCTGGTTCTTTCGCAGGTTATCGGCAATCCACTCCGGACTGACGGAAAGGCCGATGTTCGGGTTGGTGATATAGAAGTTTTCAGGCTGAAGGTAAGCCTTGCTCTGGATCATGCTGTCCGGGAATTCGTAGAGGATCCCCAGCGTTTTTGGATCGCTGATTTTGCCGTCGCGCACATCGCGCCAGTAATCGAGGCGCTCCTTAAACACGCCTGCCGGCGGGTCATCACTCTGCGTGGTGAGGTAAATCACCCAGCCTTCATTGCGCGAGACCTGTCCGCCGAGAGCCTCCATAAACATCGCCTCTGCGTTGGCGCGTTTGCCGAAAAGCCAGAGTTCGTCGACGAGAATCCGCCCTGACTTTTTCCCGGAGACCGTGTCGGTATCAGCGGCCACCACTTTCAGGGTGTTTCGCGTGACCCGGTGGGTGATGGTGCGAATATGATCCTGAATCTGGAACATATCTGTCAGTTCTTCATCCGCGCGGATCATGCCGGCGGCAGGTTTGAAGCTGTTGTCGGCCACCTCTTTTGTCGGCGCCAGAATGAGATGCTCCTCATCCTCACGCCAGCAGAGAATAAGCGCGGTCAGCATAATGCCGGCGGCAATCGTCGACTTGGTGTTCTTCTTCGATATCAGCAGACCGTATTCACGGATGAGCTGGTTACCGGTCTCGGCGTCGTACCCGCCGAAGATGACTTTCACAAAGTCGAACACCCACGCCTCGGAGCACTCACCGAATGTGGGTTTGCCCGGGAGGTCTGAAACACGGAGTTCGCGGAATATGCTCAGCGCCTGTTCAGCCTGGTCAGCGAATATGGGCGGCGGAATAATGGACTCGCCGTCGATGAGGCGGTTTTCCCAGTCGGTGCAGGCCGTGGACCACTGCGCCATGGATTACCCCTCTTTGTTGTTCACCACCAGCTTTGGCAGTGCCATGGATGCGAACTTGCTCGCGCCTGCGGCCACTTTTGCCGCAGCATTGCGCGCCTCTTTTTTGCCCGTCTCCCCTTTTTTGGGGTGAACATAAGGCAGCATGGCCTTTGCCGCATCCTTCCGGGTGTCAATGTCCTCAGTGAAGTCGTTCATCACTGCCATCAGAAATTTGAGCGGATCGTCATACTGACCAGCCGCCGGCGGCACTTCCGGCTGAGGGATTTTTTCCGGGGTGTTTACCGCTGGGGTATAAACATTTTTCCGGTATTCCGGCACCTCATCCACGGTGACGGTTTCTTGCTTTTTACGGGCAATGAAAGCGATGACTTCCGGGTCTTTTGCAAGCTGCGACCCCTTTGACCGCGCGGATTTCTCCGAGTAGCCCGCCTTTACTGCCGCATCTTTCTGAGACATGCCGGACATCAGCGCCACCGCGAATTTTCGCTTCTGCGCTGTTAACATGTTTATACCCTCCAGAAGGGGATTTTTTCTCTGCGTGAGGGAGGGGGCGGTGTACAGGGTGATCGGCCTTTTTTTTGAGCCCTCCCCCCCCGGTAATGAGAATCATTATCGTTACACGTGAAATAGTTACAAATGCAACTAATTTCTCAACTAAATGATAATTATTTTCATTTAAATCAAAATATGACTGTTCCCTGTCCGTCAGCGCCTTCAGGCACGGCATGTTTCAGGGCTTCATCATCCGGACTGGCCGTGGCTGCTTCGCGCGCTGATTTTCCGGCGTGGCATTCCTTACAGAGCGTCCAGAAGTTGCGCTCAGAGTTGTCGCCGCCGAACTGCAGCGCGATGCGGTGGTCAAGCTCGCTCTCATGCAGATCAACAGCGCGTGAGCACATACAGCAATGCCCTCCGTCGCGTACCCACAGCCGTCGCTTAAGCCCCACGCGCACACTGCCACTGATGCGCCGCTGCTCACCGTAAACGGGTTTGATGCGTCGGGTGTCGATGACCTTAAGCCGGGGTTTCAGGGTCGTTAGCTTAGCCATGTAACCTCCATGCCCTTCGCCGCTCGTGGCGGGGCTGACAATCGGGATGCCTCTCAACGGGATCACCGTCAGCATGATCCACCAGTGAGCAGCAGGGATAAATAACCGGGCCGCCGCAGGCATCGCCCACGGCGAAGTCAGCAGGCTTACCCGCGTCCCAGCATGACAGCAGGTCAGGTAACAGTGCCGGCGGCACGCTGTAGCAGACAGCATGCATGAGACGCTGCATAGTAATGTGATCGGCACGGATGCGATCAGCAGCAATGAGCTTTGTCGCTATCTCAAGCTGGTACTGCGGCGGGCGGCCGGTGCCAAGGTAGAAAGAACAGAGCTGATCAGGAAAACATTCCAGCCAGTCAGCCACCTTTTCCGCAAACCCCGCAACGGGCATCGCATCGTCTTCCAGCACGACAACCCGGCAGGCTTGCTCGCCAGCCCACACCAGCGCACGGCGGTGATTCCAGTTGGCACCCCTGTCGTGCTCGTCAACCAGCAGGTGAGCGCCAAGAGAGTCAGCCAGCCTTTCGGCCTGCTCTCGCCGGGCGTGATGTCCGACCACAACGAACTTCACTTGTGCTTCCAAAAGGCGCACTCCTTACCGATGCCGTCAGATTTGAAAATGGTATGCACTTGTGGCCCTGTCACGATGCGATCGCCAAAGCGTTTAGCCACAATGCCGAACGCCAGCATATCGCCGACCGCTGCCGGTGCTTTCTCTGTCTTCCAGAAGCGGTGACACTCCAGCAGGTAATACAGCCGCACTATGCCGTGCGCAAACTCCATCACGTCAGCGCGAAGGCCGCCAAGCAGGCCGGCATTAAGCATCACATCAACGCGATGCTCATCGAGGAAGTCCTGATATATGCGCTCCGGGTGGTGCTGGCGTGCCCAGGCATCGGCGTAGGTCTTTGGTTCAGAGCCCACATACACTGTGCCAGGCACCATATCTGCCCACGGCTCGCGAAGCATTTCGACATCGGTACCGTCAGTGCACCAGACAAGGTGATATTCAGAGTGATCACGAAGGTGCTGCCAGATATGCAGCCAGCGCCGGAAGTAGCAGTTCATCTTTACAACGGGAACGCGACACAGCTCGACATCAGCAGGCGCGGTCGCCAGCTCATCAGCCAGAACAACCCGGTGGCAGGCGCGCAACGAACCAGACCACCTCGCCAGCAGGTCAGGTGTGGCAGTCATTCTGGTACCGCGCTGCGGGTCAGGCTCACTGGTCAGCAGCGTGGTGATCACCGCATTACGTTGCGGTCGATACGGAGCGTAGCCGGTATAACCGGTATCGCGCCGCTCGTTGTGAATACGCACATTCCGCTTCACCTGCTCTTCCCTGTCCGGACGTGGTACCGAACGCTCCACCAGCTCATGCTCATCAAGGGAGTGAATCAGCTTTTGAGAGCCAGCCACATCAGCGAACGCCCAGGACGTCAGCCCGGCATTGTGGATGCGCAGGGCGAGATCGCTGTGCTCATACATGCCGCGACCGTAAATCGGATCGAAGCCGCCGACACGCTCGATGGCGCTGCGGTGGTAATACAGCATCACGCCGCGCTGGCCGGTGTAGGCCACATGCTTATCGTCCCGGTAGAGTTCAGCGATGTCATGGAGTTTGCGCGCACCAGCCAGATCGAGGAATTGATAACTCAAATGCGGCTCGGGTGACTCGATGTAGGGCAGCCACCAGCCGTCAGCGATCGGAAAAGCATCATCGTCCCACAGGAAGAGATGCTCACACCCGGCATCCATCAGCGCGGTAAGGCTGGCGTTCTTAGATGCCACTATGCCCAGCGATTTATCTTGCCGGATTAACTTCACACTGTCGGGCACTACCGCTGGTGGCTGTGAACCATCATCAACGACAACCACCAGCGCGCCAGCAGGTATATGCCGGAGATGATGCTCCAGCGCCTGGCTGAGTACGCCAGCGCGATTATGCGTGGAAATGGCTATGCCGATCCGGCTGGTGGCTGAGTCACAGACAGGCGCGTACGGAACACCATCGATAGTGACCTGCATAAAGCTTCCTTTTAGATGTGATCCTGTCGCATGGAGCAGCCGTCCGGGAAAACAACTTTCCCGAAGCTCACGACTGGGCTACTCGCAAACGTTTAGCGCATGCGAAGTGCAATAAAAAAGGCCGCCTTAGCGACCTTGCATTTGAAAAATGAGACTAACTAAAGAAGTTTAATTTTCACTTCATAACCTTCGAGACCCGTCATCGATTCGCGACCAATAAACTGGATTTCAGAGACTTCTTTTCCTGTTTTTTTTCGTAATTCTGAAATCTTTTTAGCTATCAGTGCCGAGATCTCTTCTTCTGCCTTTTGTATCAAAGCATCATCTTTCATCATTACCTCTTCTGGTATGTTTACTATTCCCATTTTCAAACAAGGTGACAAGTGTTGATTAACTGTCCACAACCATAACTGTTTATAAATTATAGACTATCTACATAACAGACGCTCGGTGGAGATACACAACAGTAGCTGCCGGAGCAAAGACTCTTACTACATCAGCGGTCTCGCATTCATCACGAAAAAAAGCCCATACATCTCTGCATGGGCTTGGGCATATGGTGCCGGGTGCCTCCCGGTGAGCCTTTAGGTTAACCACCTGTGACCCGCTGCTTCAATTGATCACGATTAGCGCTAGTGAAGAAGAGCCATCAGGTTACTTAGCCCCGCCGCTAAGGGGGATTCACCATAATTTGAAAACAAGGTAAGTTATAAAATCAGCTTTCTTCTCGGTATTCTGATATCAGTTATTGAGCCTGATCAGGGTTCGTTCAAAGTGAACTGTTCACTGCACAGATAACTTCTTCTTGTGTAAGCTCACGATCTGAAGCGACATAAATCTCGGTGTGATCGCCAGTTAATGAGTGAATTCCTGTAAGCATTATTTTTAGCGAAACCTCATCGCCGTTTGGATAACTTCGCATCATGCAGGTTAGAGATTTGGGCACATTCACTGCTTCTACATGCTGCGAGTTAAAGAAAACCAAAACTTTTTTCATAGACTTACCTCGCTCCGGTCATGCATGTGAGTTAAGAAAAAATGTCGCTTAGACTTCAAACGCAGATATCTAGAGAGGGTTATTCAACTGCATGAGCATTATTATAGTGCTTATAATCCAGCCCATACGCATCCAGCTGCATAACGAGATCGCCTGTTAATAAACAAGCGAGACATCAGCTGACATATGTTTCTCAAGAGGTTAATGAGTCTATACATAAAAAAAAATGAAACACCTTCTAAAGAGAAATAATCGCAATTGTATTGTTTTATAGCATGTTTGAGTGCAATAAGCCTGCTGTAAGAGTGTAATCGGCTAGTTCATTGCACATGTTTTTAGTATTTATGTTATCGAGCCTACCGGCGCATATGCTCTACCATGGCTACCAGTTCTGCACTGTACAGCCTTTAGAAACGGAGTAATATTTTACAACATAAAATTAACAAGGACATAAGATGAAAAGTAACCTTTTTTTCGCCATCATTGTTTGCGCTTCCTTGCTACAAGGGTGCTCACTCGTCGCAAAAAACCAGGGTATCCACTGGGGTGAAGGGGCTTGCCCTGTACCGGCAAAAGCTGACATCGCTGATAGCGGACATTTAATAATAAAAGATGGGAAAACACTAAAGTGTCAGATCAAGCCCTATGTCAGTAACATGGATTGTCAGGGAATAACAGATAAAACAGGTGCTGATGGTTTAGTTTGTCAGAACGGTGTTGGGCAGAGAATCCTATTCTTATTTAATGAGAGCGGTGTCTTACAGAAGCATGGCAATGTCTGACACCATTTGCGCTTAGCATTTATTGGGTGCATGCATGCTGAGTTGTGCAGATTTACCTACCGCTTGCGCTTGTTAACTTTTGCAAATGCACCAGACTTTATCTGGCTCGTACAGGAATACCGCTCCGACCCAGTGCACGGTGCAAGGATGCACACCCAGTCGGTGGAATCTAATCGCGATAATTAAAATGATGTTTTACCTCATTGCCGTCTTCGTTAAGAGAACCTTTTTGTCGCTTAATTTGCTTATTGATGAAGTTCTGCAACCAGCTAGCCGACAAACCCGGTCAATGTAGCGATTCGATCTCTGAAAATAGATAGCCCTGATATTTTCCTAATGCTCCCCGCTTACGCTTGCAGTTCCGGGGATATGTGTAAGAGTTAGACCACCTTGAAGTGGCTCCTACCCACACCAGGGGAAAGCTCAGGGATGAGCGCGTCGAGAAGATAAAAACAGCTTTAAAGACCCGCATTATTCCTGTTGCCCTCATTTAGAGGGCATTTTTTCATTATCAAACACACCCGCAGATGAGCTTTGTAATGATTACTTCCTTCAGTTTGCTTATCCCACTCTTCGCGGAATTTGGTTGGATTATCCGAACCTTGAACTGCCGTAATTACCTCACCTTAGACACTGCGTGTTGATGTATTCCTGTAGAACTTTCAGTGATTTTTGGTCGCTTATGATTCCGGATCTGATACCGAGAACGTTTCGTCCAGCAACTTCAGAGAGTTCGATGCTGGCATCATTGCCCAGGCCGGAGGTGACGGTGGTTTGGGTTGCGGCTGGCACTGGACAGCGGCCTTTGACGTGCACCCGGCTACCATTATCAAGCTTGCGCTGCAGAAGAGCATTTTCAGCTTTTGCATCGGTGAGTTCCTTCGTGTATTTGACATCAAGTGCAGCAACGTCGCGCTGGCGCACCTTCATGTCGGCGATTGTGTTGTTCGCAAGCTTCAGGTTGTGAGTGCTTTTATCGCGCTGATCTTTGTAGGTGATCGCGTTATCGCGGTAGTGGTTAATTGCCCACCCCATCGCACTGACAATGATTATGATCACAGTGCAGATGATCCCCACCAACCTGTTCACGACAAAAACAGAGCGCGCTCTGCCTCACGACGCCGGGTCAGTCCCGCAAGCGCTTTGCCACCTGCCTTATTCCAGCGCGGGAACTCATCAGCAGCACCGGCGTAATTACCAGCGTTAAGCTTTTGCAGTAGCGTGGAAGTCGACAGCTCGCGGGCACCGAGGTTATAGGCGAACGAAACAAGCGCATCAAACTGCCCCTGCGTCAGTTTCACCTTCACCAGCTTTGACACGTCACTTTCGTAGCCCACCAGACCGGTGCGCAGCAGGCGCTCGGCGGTTTCTTCTTTGATGGTCATACCGGGGCGGATCGGTTTGCCGTCCACTGGCTGTGTCCAGCCATAACCAATTGTCAAGACGCCGACAGCATCTTTATACGCAGTGAGCCGCAGGCCTTCAAACTGCTTGATGAGAGAAATGCCTTTATCGCTGATCCGCATTATTCTGGCCTCAGTACGTTAAACAGGCGCGCCACGTTGCCCCGCGCTTTGAACACTGCAGCGCAGATGATGAGATTCAACATGACTGTCGCCCAGTGGACGTGGAAATAGAAATCAAACATGAAACGGAACGGGACGGACGCATACGCCAGGATAATCACGTAAGCCAGCCAGGAAGCCCAAACATTGTGTTTGCCGCCGGGCTTACGGAACATCATCAAGCGGATCACGATCATCGTGCAGGCGGCGACGTTCGTCAGCACCAATGGGTCAGTCGTTACCATTGTTTCCTCTCCGCCACCTTTGCAGCAGTGACAGAGGATCCTGCTCACTGAAAAAGGTCAGCGTCTTAATGGCCAGCGCAGAAAGCAGAACCGCGCCGAGAGCATCCAGAGGCTTGTCGCTGTAATGGGTGACGCTGGCGAGCATTGAGCCCACCAGCCCGGATCCGTACACACCTGCAAAGTACGAGACGACGAAGTATGCCGTTCGCCGCAGCAAAGTCAGATCGGCGGCAGTAGCCACGTAGAATACCGCGCCAGCAAAAGCGCCAAAAACCACACCGTAGTCGGTACCAGTCAGAAGCCCATAAAGACTGGCACCAGTTAAGGCGCTGGCCGCCGCAGCGGACCCGGATACAGGTTCGGACATTAAGCCCCCTCGTATTTGCTGTGAGTCCTCTCAGAGTTGAGGGGAAAGGATTTAGGTAATCAGGTGACAACCTTGAAATAAGGCTTAGACGGTTCAGTAAGCTGTCAGCGGCGGTCACGCCTGATATTTTATGGGCAGGACTGGAAGTTAATTTCCATTTTAGAAAAAGCAGAAATATCTTACAAATCAATTCTTTTTCTAAAAAAAAGAATTCTTAAGTTAAAGAGTCTATGCTTAATAAATAGATGCTACTTAAAAGTTAATTTATCCAACCTGAAACCTACTGATTAAAAACACTTTTTCCCTAGGTTCCGTCCAATACTTCTTAGTAAGGAACCATTATGAACAATGCCGACGCCATAGTAGGTGAAGCAATTTTACGCTTTATGAAATCTCACCCACGGGAAGAGTTCAATAGAGACGAACTTATCAAAATACTTAAAGAAATGTATGTAGAAAGGTATAAAAATAGCACGTCAATTTCTGAAATTGATGATTATGAATCGGCATTGAAATCAGTAATTTTTAAAAAACATCAAGATAATTAGCTATTTTTATGAAGTGCTTAACCGAATATTTCTAACAATAAAAAACCCCGCAAAAGCGAGGTCTTAAAGGTGGCCTTTATAACGTGAGATATACAACGCCCATCGTTAGAAAAATACTAACCATTTTTTTCGGATACTGCAAGCATCGTGTCGCTAAAAATCACGAATATGCACCTATCTTGTTACTTTTCGCAGTTGCGCCTCGGCGAAAGCCTCTTCCTGCCAGCATTTTGTCACCAGTAGCGCTATTACATCGCCATAACCGCTGTACCACTGGTAGCTGGTCAGATCAGGGATAATCTTCTCTATGCGTGCCCGCGCAAGGGTTGTAGGCAAACGGCTGTAGCGGTTGCCATTGCAACGACCGCAAACTTTCCTGACTGGTGCGCCGAGGTGTTTGGTTCTCTTCTCATCCAGCACGGTCCCCTTACCTTTACAGCCGCGGCATGCCGTGCCCACCTCTCCTTTGCCCGCGCAGTGCTGGCACATCACTTCTACGGCTTCGTGCTTAACCGTTGCCTCTACGCCATTAACTCCAGGGTGCTTAACCACGTCCTGCATTTCCCGCATCACGCATTTCCCTTCGCAATGTGGGCAGGTCGATTTACTGGCTGCCGAACGCGAATAATCTGCATAGGCAAATTGCACCAGTACCGGCAGAACTTCACCGCGTGCGTTCTCACTCAGCTTCCCCAGCACGGGATTTTTCAGCGCCAGTGCATATTGCATCAGCCCATCAATAGCAAGTGCCGGATCCTGAATCCCCATTTTCGCCAGGAAGAGATTAAAACCGAGACTGGCTTTCGACTGCACCATGCCCTGGGCTGCCATTACATCTGTGATCGTCAGCGCGACGCCGCCAGTGGCTGGTGTCTGGTCATTAAGCTTCGGTGATTTCGGGGAATAAAATTTCGGTAATGATTCGAGGTTCATAGCGTCTCCACAATTTACGCCAGCGACAGCACGCCGATGGCTGCCGCTTTTTGTTGAGTCCGGAAAACCAGCTCGAGCTGGCTTCCATGTTTTTGTTCCCATGCTTTTGGATCTGCATGAAGTTCGCGGTGATCCGCCCTGCAAAGCGGAATAACGTGAAAATCATGAGCTTTGGTTCCCATTCCCCCTTGTCCGTGCCCAATAAGGTGATGTGCATCATCAGCAGGCATCCCGCAGGCCGCGCAGGGCTGCGTCTTAACCCAGCTGATGTATTTCGGTATGACCAGACGCGTGCTCTTGGGGCGCTTCATTTGCGCGTTGGGTGTGTCTGGATCCGCCGTGATTTTTACGACCTGCTTTGCCACTTCCGCCACAATCTCACGTCCAAGAAGCTCACCTGGTACCAGTTCTGTTTCTCGGGTGACGGACCTGATCACCGGCTTTGGCATCCTCAGCACCTGCCGGGCGGCATCTTCGGGCAGGGCATCGGTCAGGCCATTACGCGCGAGCCACCAGCAGAACTCCGGCAGCGTGAGCGTATGAGAATCATCGAATCCTAGCTCGCGGCGTACAGTGGTGAGGATATAAGCCGCGCAGTTCGCACGCGCCATGTGCGCCAGCTGTTCTGTAGTCTGTTCACGCAGCAGGTTATCGCAGTGCCAACACAGACGAAGAGCGCCGGGTGCATGGCGCATAGTGGTAAGGTTCTCTGCATGCCAGGACTCGTGCGGCCACTGACAGCCATTTGCTTCCATCAGACAGCTTTCAAGCCCACCGATGCCGCCGGCGCGGCGCAGCACCGCATCGTTTTCAAAAACACCGGCGAGCGCAGGATCCTCGGCCAGTGGCTGCTCTGCTGGTGGCAATTCGCCGCTGGGCATACCCGCCAGGCGTTGCGGTTCATTTTCCAGCAGCATGCGCCCGCGGCGGAAGTGCATCAGCAGGCTGGCACCGGGTCGAAAAATAACGAGCCCCAGATCATTAACAACCACAGGGGTTAGTAGTGCTCTCATTTTTGCCTCAGTGCACTGTATCGAGCAGACGCAAAAGGTCAGAGAATCGTGAATCAAAGAAGTGCGGTTGTGTCTCGCGCGGATTGACCGGACTGGTGATATTTTTACCGTACATGCACCCTTTGGCAGTGAGCGACCAGAAGCGCTTAACGCCATCCCGGCCGCTTCGGCTACGGCGTTCTTTGTGCTCAACAATGCCAAGCTTCGCAAGTTGCTGGTATGCATTCGCAGCAGTCATCGCTATTTTGTGAGTTTTGAGGAGTGCACTCAGAGATTGAGTGGGTCGGCTTGAACCATCTACTGCATCAGAAGGCGCATCAATGGCATACTGCGGTGCCAGATTTGGCAACCCCGCAGCCTCCTGTAGCTTCTGACATGCACCAAGCACTGAGGAATTAGAGAGGTTTAGAGACTTCTGCATGAAACCAAGAAGGATAATGCCAGCCTGCATTTTATCGGCGGATGCAGACAAGGCTGCTTCAGGTGTTCTTATAGCCTCATCAAAGGTGCGAATAACTTTCAGGTTAAAGCGTGGGCTGATCCACATTGCATAAGCGTAAACCAGTTCCTTGCAGACATATGTGCCCTGTTCTGAACCGCCACGGATAACGCTCACAGGCTCCTGTGTCGCCGAGTTGCAAATTTGCAACTCGCCTATTAATTGATCTGTTTGCTCATTACGCAGCCAGAAAGCGGGTTTATGTTTGTCCTGGGCACCAGCTGCACGGTGCAGATCATTGAGGCAGTAACGACCCAAAATATCACGGCGTACAGAAACGCCGTCAATCACAAGTAATTGACTCATAGGTATCTCCACTGTTTGTAATGCGAGCAGGACTGCAATCCCGCTTCGCTGACAAAAGCGACAATAACACACTTTTTTCGCTGTAGATCGTTACTACTGTGCATCTATACAGCTACCTTATTTAGTGGGCTGATACTAATTTCCACCCTGCCGCCCTTCACTATCGGCCCCCACTCCACCAGCATCTTTTTCACCTGGCTGTCGTCCTCCCACACGCCGGCATGCGTCAGCGCGTCGAATAAAGCCTTGTTGTAGTTGTCGATGTCCCGGCGGCGCGCGTCGGGCGGAAAAAGCAGTATTTCAACCGCTGCGGGCTCGGTCGACGGCTTCGGCAGGCGGCGCAGTTGCTCGATGATGGCCGTACAGGCAGCACTCTGGTATTTGCGCCCGTCAGCGCTGATGAGATGGCGCCCCTTCAACGGCCCCTTATTCGGAGCACGCCAGTAGGTGTTCACGCTCGGGGGAAATGGCAGCGTGAGTTTCATACCGCTACCCCGCGCAATTTCAGGAAAGAGATCGCCTGGTCTCTCGCATGTTCTTCACCTGCCACCAGCGAGCGCAGCAGCGAAACTGCTTCATCATCTGCGCCCTGGCTGCTGATGGAGATGCCGCGGCACACACCCGGTAAAAGGGTGAGAGCGCCTTTACGCTGTAAGGATCGCAGCACTTCAGTTGCCGCGTTCGGCGATGCTGCGCCCATCAGGTCGGCTACTTCCTTTTGCGTCGGCGGGATCCCATGCTCCTTATGGAAGGCCACGATCAGACCAAGTATTTGCTGCTGGCGGGCGGTTAAAAGGTTCTTTTTCACACTGCCTCCTCAGAGAATGGCCACGATGTCAGCAGCGTTTTCCCGCGTGCTGGCTTTGCTGGAAATGGACCGACGGGCGCTGACGTGATGCAGCGTGAAGCCGTGCTGCTCGTAAAGCTCAATAATCCGTGGCGCCGTCGAGTTGCTGATCACCACCCGCGCGCCGCGCTGATGCGCCGCAACACAGAATTCAACCAGCGCCACCTGGTCAGCCCATGCGAAACCGCCAGCGGCATAGTTCGTGAAACCCGCCGTGCCCGGCAGCGGCTCATAGGGTGGATCGCAGTAAACGACATCTCCCTCTCCCGCCAGCGACAGCGTGCGGCGGTAACCGGCGTTCATGAAAACGCAGTGGGGCGCCACCGCGGCAAAAGCCAGCAGCTCTTTATCCGGGAAATACGGACCAGTTTTTTTACCCCAGCCGACATTGAATTCGCCGGCGCGGTTGTAGCGGATCAGGCCGTTGAAGCAGTGACGGTTCAGGTACAGGAAAGCGGCGGCGCGCACCGGTCCGGTCATCTGCTGCGCGTTGAATGCCTGGCGAACGGCGAAGTAACCCGGCTCGTTGCTCATTTCGGTAAACAGCCGGCGCGCCAGCACCGTTACCTGCTCTGGCACTACGGCAAGCATCTGATAGAGGTTAATGAGATCCGGATTGGCATCAGCCAGCAGGAATCTCTCGTGCTTATCGGAATTGAGGAATACCGACCCGCCACCGACAAACGGCTCAATCAGCCGCGTACCCGCTGGGATGAGGCGATCCAGTTCAGGCATTAGCGAATATTTACCGCCAGCCCATTTCAGGAATGGACGTTGCCATGAGCGCAGCGATAAGTTTGACGCAACGTTTTTGGTTTCAATGCCAGTATCTACAGATTTACATTGCATCAGTTCACCACCCGAAAGCCTGCAGGACGCTGAGAATAATCAGCGTCGGCATAACTACCCGGGAATAACGGGTCTTGCCGGGAACCTTTGGCTGCCGGGATTAGCCATGCATCTTCGAAATGACGGTCTGGACCAAAGAACGTTCTCGCTTGCTTGACGAATTCGGTACCCGTCTTCCCTGTCTGGTTAACGAACGCCGCATAGCGTTTAAGGCCATCAAGCATGTCATGTGGTGCTACACCCTCCCGAACGCGTGCATCCCACGCTTTCAGGGCCGCACTTTTTGAATTACCACCTGCACGCTTCGGATATAACGCCCAGGCCTGTTCGAATAAGTTATTAGTGACTGATTCTTTGACTGGTTCAGATAAATTACTGATTCCGGGTGCAGCTCCTGCACCACTACCCGGTGCAGCATTTACACCACCTGGTGCAGCAGTTTCACCCCCTGGCGCAGCAGGTGCACCAGAGGGTGCAGCATTTGCACCAGTGCGCAGGTTGAGGGTGTAAACGTTCGTACGGTTCAGACCGTTGGAGGATTTGCGCTCTTCAACAGACACGAGGCCATCTTCAACTAACTTTTTGATATGGCTTTGAACCGAACGCACTGACATTTCGCACTGATCTGCTATATAAGGGACGGAGGGCCAGCATTCGCCCTGGTCACTCGCATTATCGGCAAGTTTTATCAGCACGAGCTTGCGGAGTGGATTGCCCACCTTCGCTTTCATGGCTCTTACCATTAATTCCATGCTCATCTGAACCTACCTCAAACTCTCTGTAATCGCGCTTAAAGATATGGAGTGGGCTGAAGCATTCGTGGGGGTAGTCAGTCCGCAGATAGATAACTCGCCGCGATTCTGGCTCCCACCGTATGACACGTACGGGGATGCCTCTTCTGTCACGAAACCACCTGTCGAGTTCTCGCATTCGGCTTTCTCCCCCTGGCTGTTAAAATCACCTACAACCCACTCAGCAAACGGGTAGCTGACAGGCTCAACAGCGCCCTGTACTCTTACCCCATACACGAACTGCACCGGGCCTTTACCGCCGGTAACAGGAAGCGCTACAAGTTGCGACCTGCGGTACTGTGTTGTTAAACTGTTCATGCGTAGGTATCTCCACACTTTGATCGACACGCCACGACGCCAGGGGCTGCAACCCGCTGGCGTCACTTTTTGCGACTGAATAACGCGACAATCGCGGCAATCTCTTCCTCACGCGCAGCCATATGGCGGCGGTGATATTCCATAATTTCTTCGGCTTCATGCTGCTCAATCACTCCATCTTCCAGCGCCTGCTGAATGATCTGGTCGACATGTCCGCGCGCAGCGGCTGTTCTCATTGACCGGCTGAAAAGGTCTACGCGATCGAGGTCTTCCATATTCGGCTGTTCCACCAGCAGGCACCCGCGGCGCCGGGCAAAATAGTCAGCAAGGCATGAGGTATTGGAGAGGTCCTCCATTGCCTCCAGCTCTGTTACTTCGAAAGGTCTGCACCCGTTTTTCTCGTATAAGTTGTTATTGAATTGGGTAAGCGTCATGCCAAGGGCACCTGCCATCGCCTCGCGTCCACCGGGGAAGGCTTTACACATGGCCTTAACGACTGTTTTCAAACTGTGCTCTACCATCTTGTTTTTCCTTTGGTAGTTACGCTTGAGCGGCCGTTTCGTTAGGCTTTGCGTAAAGCGTCGGATCGACTTTTAACGCGTTTTTGGTCATGGTCTGGATTTCAAAAGCGCGACCTTTAGGAATTACCCTTCCCCAGCCTGAAACTGATGCGTGAGAAATACCCAGCAGTCTTGCAAGGTTGCTCACGCCACCGAAGTAAGAAAGCACTTCATCTTTGTTCATATGACCCTCTCGTGTAGTAAATGGGAACATCTGGATAGTAGGATATCTTACATATGGAGGTCAAGGATTCCTACATCTTTAAATGGTAGGATTGCCTACATGAAAATGAATGATCGCATCCGCGCTCGCCGTAAAGAGCTAAAGCTGACTCAGGCTGTATTAGGGAAGCTCGTTGGCGTTAACCGAGTTACTGTCACTGGATGGGAATCTGGTGACTATGCTCCTGGTGGTTCAAACCTCCAGGCACTATCTGCTGCTCTAAAATGCAATCCACAATGGCTTATTAATGGTATTGGCGAGCCTGAAAGTGACGCACCAATATTAAGTCCCACAGAAAAATTCGGGGTAAAGCAAATACCAGTCCTGACTTGGGTTCAGGCTGGTGAATGGACTGAATCTGCAGCGCCAATAACACAAAATGATGTTTCAGAATGGATTTATACTACCGCAAACCTTTCAGATGAGGGATTCGCGCTAAAAGTACGTGGCGATTCAATGACTAATCCTAATGGCGCGCCAAGTATTCCTGAGGGATCTCTAGTAATAGTTGACCCGGATTATGGAAGCCCATATGAGGTTAACGGACGTATTGTCGTAGCTCAAATCGAAGGTTCTACTGAAGCGACATTGAAGAAATTCGTTATCGATGGCCCAATGAAATACCTTGTTCCTCTGAATCCAAATTATAGGGTGCTTGAGGTGAATGGAAATTGCCGTATTGTCGGGGTCGTTAAACAGGTTGTCACTGACCTCTAGCTATGCCAACAAATGAAACGAAGCCGCCATGTGCGGCTTTTTTTTATTACTCAATGTAAGTTTTCCTACTTTTAATATTGACACCACAATGTAAGATACCCTACATTCAAAGCACGACGTATGGCACATGCGTCGAAGCGGTCCACAGCCTCCCTTGAAGTACTGTATTGGGCTTGTGGGTAGCCGGAATGTGCAAGCCAGGCATGCGCCATACGGCGACTCACCATCGCGGCGATACGGTGTGACACCCCGGAAGAGACGAGGACATAACCAAAAGAGCGCTGGCATGCAAAAAATATCTCGCAGCCGTAGCAGTACCAAAAGCCAGGATGGAACGGCAGAACGCGGTAGTGCTCTTTTTGTTGTGGTGAATGCGGCTCAGCGCGCGCGGGACAGTTAACCAGGTCTTTATCAGGTGGTTTGGTACCCGATCGCAAGTAACTGGATGCGATCACCGGGAGGCACCCGGCACCACAAAGAATAAATGCAACGTGTAGTCATTGGCGGCATCGGATCTTATTTTCCCGTGAAGGTGCCGCACTTTTTTCGCATAGATGCAAGCGCGCTCCGGCACTCACCCTCAAGTGTCTGGTCGTTAATGCAAACTCCTTCCGGAGCGCGCTTACATCTGTGTGGAGATACCAGGGCGGTTGCAGCCGCCCGCTTCATTAAGCGCCCTTCTCTGTTCCGGGCGTTTATTAAAGCGAACCCATTTTTATTAATCGCCAGCCGGCGAGGGATTCGTGCAACCAAAAATCGCGCGTTGCAGCGCGCAGGAGATATCAACATGCGTATGACAGCCAAAGAGCTGATTGCCGAAGCCAGAGTGACTGCCCCCACTCTGCCGCCATCAGCAGCAAAGTTAATGACCGCGCTGGCTGACCGCCTCGATGTTCAGTTCGTGGCGCTGTGCGAATCGCGGAACGAGGCGAAGCAGCTGGCTGGAGAGAATGCTCTGATGAAGTCGGCTATTAAGACTCACAGCGAATCGGTCCACTTCTGCGTGGGTTGTGGCAAGGATGATCCATGCAGCAATGACGATGTTTGCTATGCACTCGAAGAAACTCCAGCCACTGATGCATTCCTCGCCTCCCTGCGGGCTGAAGGGGCAGCAAATGCCATCCCTGACGGTTATGTGTTGATGCCAAAGCAAATACACCTGGATGCTGACGCGGTTGAGTGCATTTGTTCTCAGGGTGGTGATGGCGGCTTCGCATACGGGGATTTTACAGACGTGATTTTGTGGGTTGGCGAAGTAGAAAACGATGACGGAAGTAAAACTCACGGTCTGAATGTTTCCTCCGCGGATTACCCGGAAGAAGGCTCAATCAACCTCAGCGAATTCGCCGATCAACACCGCAGCAAATCGGACGCGGCTGCAAAATCCACCTCAGGGGAAAGCCAATGATCCATTTCCATGGCGGCCCTATTACCCCGGATACCTGCGCGTTAAAAGCGTGGAAAGCTCGTCATGCTTTCATCAGCTTTGCTAACGCCGGTCAGTTGCCGCTGGCAAGTGAGGTGTGCCAGTCATTCGCCCTGGATAACGGTGCTTTCAGCTTCTGGACTAAAAAGCGCGTCGTTAACTGGCATGAATATTACGCCTTCGTCGCGCGCTGGGGTAATCACCCGCGATTCTCCTTCGCTGTCATTCCGGACGTCATCGGCGGCAGTAGTGAAGAGAATGACGCTCTTATCGATGAGTGGCCACACGGGAAATTTGCTGGCGCTCCGGTCTGGCACATGAATGAACCAGACGAGCGCTTTATCCGTTTATGCCGGGACTTTCCACGAGTGTGCATTGGCAGCATGGGCGAGTACGACGCAAAACGACCGCGCCGCTGCGTTGCCAGATTACGTGACCTGATCCGACACGTTGTCGATGAGAACGGCTACCCGATTACAAAATTACACGGCTTACGAATGCTGAACGCCGACATTTTCAGGCACATCCCTTTGTCCTCTGCAGACAGTACTAACGTCGCACGCAATATCGGTATCGATAAAGCCTGGAAGAAATCAGCTTATGCGCCGGCAAGTAAAGAGACGCGTGCAGCGGTACTTGTTGAACGTATTGAGTCAATGAACAGCGCCAGCTCACTGAACTATGACGCCGGGCGCGACAGGTTTATGCCACAACTGGCCTTCGAAATTTAAGGAGTCAGCATGAAAGCCGAAATCATCGACCAGGCCAACGAGCTGGTAGAGCTCACCATGGAGCATGCCTTACAGCGTATTCGCATCGACCGTAACGCTGTTTCCGCTGAGCAGTGCGAAGCATGTGGCGTGGACATTCCTAAGGCGCGCCGGGCTGCCGTTCCCGGCTGCAAAACCTGCGTGGATTGCCAACAGTTGAACGAGCTGCGGGGAAGCAAACATGCTCGCTAAATTACTCCCGGCAATGCGAACAGAATGCCGGTGCTTTTACCCGCTAGGATAATCAAGCAGGTGGCTGCGGCCACCAGCGAACGAAATAGCCGGTTGCAGCCGGCAGTGGAGAATCGCATGGTTGAATTACATGGCGCGAGCCAGTTCGGGAAAAGTGAAAATGACATTATTTCCGACTCAGATATCAAGAAGTTAACTGGTTATGCAATCCCGTCAAAGCAGTGCAATAAACTGCGCGATGCTGGGATATTTTTCATGACCAGGCCTGACGGTCGCCCAAGCACAACCTGGGCACATTTCAATAACCCTCTGTCACATCGGAAAAGCGTTAAAGATCACGATGGACCCGAGCCGAACTTTGGAGCGCTTGAATAATGCCGCGACGCCGTAAAAATAAAGAAGATGCATGGATGCCGCCGAGGGTATATCTCGGTCGATCCGCATATGAATTTCACCCAAAAGCCGGAGGAAACATCCGGCTATGCGATAAAACATCTACCCAGGCTCAAGTATGGGCAGCTTGGGAATCGCTGATGAATCAGCGCCCGGATGATTCACTTTTTGCTGGGCTGATTGAGTTATTTTTTAAGTCAGCAGATTTCTTTGAATTGGCGAAAGAAACTCAGAAAGATTACAAGAAATATTCTAAGAAAATAATAGATGTATTTGGGAAAATGCCTTCTGACAGCATTAAACCAGAGCATGTGAGGAAATACCTTGATAAACGCGGTGTTAAAAGCCGGACGCAAGCGAACCGTGAAAAGGCGTTTATGTCTAGGGTTTATCGATGGGGATTTGAACGAGGCTTTGTTAAGGGAAACCCAACTAAGGGGGTCAAACAATTTAAGGAGACGGGCCGGGATCGTTACATCACGGACGAAGAATACACCGCCCTGTACAGCGTGGCACCCAACGTCGTCCGTGCGGCAATGGAGCTGGCTTATCTTTGCTGTGCCAGGCAGAACGATGTGCTTGAGATGAAGAAAAGCCAGTTGATGGCTGAAGGCATATTGATCAAACAGAGCAAAACTTCTGTAGCTCAGATTAAAGGATGGTCAGATCGTTTAACTGCTGCGATTGATATGGCTAAAGCGCTGCCCCTAAATCCGGGCATGAGCAGCCTGTATATTATCCATCAACCAACAGGCCATAAATATACGCGTGACGGTTTTAACAGCCGCTGGAGAAAGGCAAAAGAAGAGGCTCGTATTGCATATCCGCACCTGTCTTTTGACTTCACATTTCACGATCTCAAAGCAAAAGGCATCTCTGATCTGCAGGGGAACATTTACGATAAGCAGGCTATATCAGGGCATAAAAACGTTGAACAAACTGCACGCTATGACAGGAAGATCACTGTCGTGCCGGTCGTTGGCGGTCAAAAAATATTATGAATGGGTATTATGAATACACGGAATTCAGGCACAAAAAAACCACCTTTCGGTGGTTTCACGACACTGCTTATTGCTTTGATTATTCTGCTTTTTCCCCATGGTACCCGGAGCGGGACTTGAACCCGCACAGCGCGAACGCCGAGGGATTTTAAATCCCTTGTGTCTACCGATTCCACCATCCGGGCTCGGGAAGAAATTGGAGGCGCGTTCCGGAGTCGAACCGGACTAGACGGATTTGCAATCCGCTACATAACCGCTTTGCTAACGCGCCAAAATCCTTCAGGCTTTTCAGCCAGCACCCGCTGTAAGAGCCGATGCGTAAAACTGGAGCGGGAAACGAGACTCGAACTCGCGACCCCGACCTTGGCAAGGTCGTGCTCTACCAACTGAGCTATTCCCGCGTCATCATGCGTGTTGTAATCGCTTGATTTTATTATCTTCTGGCAAGCTGTGCCGCCTTCCGATGCGTTGCATTCTACTTACCTGACGCAATGAGTCAACGATATTTTTCAAAAGCACGATCGTTTGCTGAAATTTGCGACGAAACGATCACGGTTCGAGCAGATCGCCGCGCGCAGCGTTGAGATACTGCAGCATCGACCACAGCGTCAGCACCGCGGCGACAAAGAAGAGCGCAATACCGGCATACTCCACCCACTGGTTCGGTCGCCACAGCAGCCACACCAGCGCCACCATCTGCGCCGTGGTTTTGACTTTACCGATCCATGAGACCGCCACACGGCTACGCTTGCCCATCTCTGCCATCCACTCGCGCAGGGCGGAGATGATAATTTCACGGGCGATCATTGTTGCCGCAGGCAGCGTCACCCACCAGCTGTGATAGTGCTCCGCCACTAGCACCATCGCGATCCCGACCAGTACCTTATCGGCCACCGGATCGAGAAAGGCGCCAAAGCGCGTGCTCTGGTTCCAGCGACGCGCCAGATAACCATCAAACCAGTCGGTTACCGCCGCGCAGCAAAAAATAAGGGCGCAGACAAACGGCGCCCAGTTGAACGGCAGATAGAACGCCAGAACGAAAAACGGGATCAGGATGACGCGAAAAAGGGTGAGCAACGTAGGAATATTGAATCGCATGTTGGCGTTAACTGTCTGTTGTCCGTAAAATTTCGCTCTATGTTGCTACAGAGCCCCTAATGTTTCAACGAGTAGAAGATCTTTTCTGCCAGACCTTGCGAGATGCCCGGCACTTTCGCAATTTCCTCGATGCTGGCGTTCTGTAACCCTTGCAGACCGCCCATATACTTCAGCAGCATCTGGCGGCGTTTCGGCCCCACCCCTTCGATGGTTTCAAGCGAGCTGGTGTTCTTCACCTTTGCCCGTTTTTTACGGTGTCCGCTGATGGCGTGATCGTGCGACTCATCGCGAATGTGCTGAATCACGTGCAGCGCGGGTGAATCCGGCGGCAGGCTGAACCCCTCCCCCTCCGGCTCGAAAAAGAGCGTTTCCAGACCGGCTTTACGGTCAGCGCCCTTCGCCACGCCCAACAGCAGCGGCTTATGTTTATCCCACGGCACATCCAGTCCGGCAAACACCGTTTTCGCCTGGCCCAGCTGCCCTTTACCACCATCAATCAGGATCACATCGGGGATCTTGTCCTCTTCAATGGCTTTACCATAGCGGCGGCGCAGCACCTGGTTCATGGCCGCGTAGTCATCCCCCGGCGTGATACCGGTGATGTTATAGCGACGATACTCGGCGCGCACAGGCCCGTTAGGATCAAACACGACGCAGGAGGCGACCGTCTGCTCGCCCATAGTATGGCTGATATCAAAGCACTCCATGCGTTTTACCGCAGGCAGATTAAGCACGGTCGCCAGCGCGGCAAGGCGCTGATGGACGGTCGACTGCTGAGAAAGCTTAGTGCTGAGCGCCGTCGCGGCATTGGTGCGCGCCAGCTTCAGATAACGGGCGCGATCGCCACGCGGTTTGGTCTGCACATTGACTTTACGCCCGGCCAGCTCAGAAAGAGAATCGCCAAGCAGGGTTTTATCGGTAAGGTCAAAGTCGAGCAGGATTTCGCCCGGCAGCGTGCGCATCTGGCTACCCTGCAGATAAAACTGGCCGACAAAGGTTTCGACCACTTCGCCAAGCTCGGTGCCGCCCGGCACTTTTGGATAGTAGCTGCGGCTGCCGAGCACCTTGCCCTGGCGAATAAACAGCACATGAACACAGGCCATACCGGCGTCAAATGCCACACCGATAACATCGAGATCGTCGCCGTTATTGGAAACGAACTGTTTCTCCGTTACGCGCCGTACCGCCTGGATTTGATCGCGCACGCGCGCGGCTTCTTCAAAATCGAGCGCCTGGCTGGCTTTCTCCATTCGCGCGATAAGTTGGGTCAGCACCTGATCGTCTTTGCCAGCGAGGAACAGCCGCACATAGTCGACCTGCTGCGCATACTCCTCTTCGCTCACCAGCCCCTCGACGCACGGGCCAAGACAGCGACCAATCTGGTACTGCAGGCACGGACGGGAGCGGTTGCGATAGACGCTATTTTCGCACTGGCGAACAGGGAAGATTTTTTGCAACAGCGCCAGCGTTTCCCGCACCGCGTAGCCGTTCGGGAAGGGGCCGAAATACTCCCCCTTCGCATGCTTCGCGCCGCGATGGGTTGCCAGGCGAGGGTGCGTATCGTTGCTGAGAAAGATAAACGGATAGGATTTATCGTCCCTGAGCAGCACGTTGTAGCGAGGCTGGTAAAGCTTGATGTAGTTATGCTCCAGCAGCAGCGCTTCGGTCTCCGTGTGCGTGACGGTCACGTCGATCTGCTGGATCTGCGCGACCAGCGCTTCGGTTTTGCGCGAGGCGAGATTGCTGCGGAAGTAGCTGGAAAGACGTTTTTTCAGGTCTTTTGCTTTACCGACGTAGATAACGGTACCGCCGGTGTCATACATGCGATAGACACCGGGCTTACTGGTTACCGTTTTCAGAAAGGCTTTGGAATCAAAAACTTCAGTCACTGACTTATTAACGTCTCCGCATTGCACAAACCATGGCGAATGGCGAGGTGCGTCAGTTCGACGTCACCGTGAATGTTCAGTTTACTGAACATTCGATAGCGATAGCTGTTCACCGTTTTCGGGCTCAGATGCAGTTGCTCTGAGATCTCATTGACCTTCTGGCCCTTTGTGATCATCAGCATAATCTGCAATTCACGTTCCGACAAACTGTCGAACGGTGAATCTGTCTTTTCTGGCTCGATTTGGCTAAGCGCCATCTGTTGTGCAATGTCAGAAGCGATATAGCGTTGGCCTGAGTGAACGCAGCGAATAGCGTTAACCACGTCCTGAGGCGCAGCGCCTTTACTGAGGTAACCCGCAGCGCCAGCCTGCATCACTTTGGCGGGCAAGGGGTTTTCGGTGTGAACGGTAAGCATGATGACTTTTGTGTCGGCACTGCCGCGCGCGATTTTACGCGTCGCTTCAAGGCCGCCGATACCGGGCATATTCATATCCATGAGAACAACATCAACCGCATTGGCACGACACCATTTAATGGCGTCTTCACCGCAGTTGACCTCACCCGTCACTTTTATGCCCTTAATATCTTCGAGAATGCGTCGTATCCCTGCGCGCACCAGTTCATGGTCATCAACAAGTAGTACGTTGATCAAAGGAGTATCTCCGGAAAAGGGATAACGCTGCGAAAACTAATTCGGCATATATTAGCTTTTTTTTAGCCCATAATGAAAGGCAAAAAAACAACGAACGCCAATTTTTGTTCTCGTTTTTGGAAATGAAGTTGTACATAAGCTGGAAACTTTTTTCAATATAAAAAACGAAGCGGTAAAATGATAAATTCTTTCTTTTCAGAAAGTTAGTAAAGGACGCAGGATTATGCAGAAGAAATTACCCTAATAGAGTTGTTACAGCAATTAACCGCGCTTAACGCACGCTAAACATATATTTGATGTGCAACAATATAACAGCCGTAATTTTCAACCAGACCTCAATCAATTACTTTCTATAGCGGTGAAAAAACAACCACTGCTTTTTTTTATAAGCCTTGTGGTATACTTCGCGGCCTTAACAGCAATCGTCGCGAAAGTCCGTGACAATGTAATGAGGAAAATAAATTGAGCACACCTGATTTCACTACCGCCGAAAACGCAAAAGAACTGGCGCAGGAAGTCGCTTGCCTGAAGTCGATGATTACCCTGATGCTGCAAGCGATGGGCCAGGCTGATGCAGGCCGCGTCATTATTAAAATGGAAAGATTAATTGCACAAATGGAAGACGAAGCTAATGCCGACGTATTTTCCAGCACCGTTAAGCAAATTAAACAAGCTTACCGCCAGTAATTACTCGCCGGCTGTCAGGCTCTCTGACAGCCGGAATCACTTTGCGACTTCCGTCGCACACTCTATTAAATTATTCCCGTTGCCGCCGCATAGCAGGCAATTTGCGTTTTATTCGGCGCGTTAAATTTCTTCTGCATATTCTTCTGGTGGAAATTGACCGTGTTTTCGGAGATAGAGAGAATCATCGCTATTTCCGCTGAGGTTTTCCCCTCTGCCGTCCACTTCAGAATCTCGCGCTCGCGTTTACTGAATTTCATCTCCGGTGTCATCACCGTATGGTCCGCCAGGCGCGTCAGTGCCAGCAGGCTCAACTGCACCAGCGTCTGCAAACGCATCTCTATTTCATCATCGGCCATCGTCTTGCCAAACAGGCTGGAACGCGAGACCGACAGAAAGCCGAGCGCATGGTTAGGCAGCATTAAACACTGCGAAACCCCTTTACGCAGGCCGTGGTCGCGTGCGGCATCCCACAATGTCATCGCATCATGAAATAGTTTGTCATTCCACGGCAAGTGTCCCTGGATGAAGTTTTCAGGCTTCAGCACCGGATCGACAGCGAAGTAATTCTCTGCCTGATAGTGCTCCATCCATCCAGGCGGATATGAGGTTTCCACGCTCAGCTTCGGCCGGGTGAAAGGCACCGGATGCCGCACGCAAAGCGAGTAATAGTCAAACTCCAACAGCTGTGTCTGCTGCTGGATCTCCGTATAAACGTCCTGTGCCACAGTCATTTCCTGAAAACGCGAAATCATTTCACGACGCCAGGTTAAAAAATCTTTTTGCTGCATACCGACCGGTAATACCCCTGCACTTATTAATCATATTTTTGTATACAATAAGCTAACACATAAAACTTAATTATAAATATAAAATATCGGGATAATTGGTAAGGAGTTCACTTTATTGCCGAATTAAAGCACGGCGAATGGCGGGAAATAAGGCGTAAAAGACAACATTATTTCCCTGGCATAGGTGGGCTAATTGGTTACTTTAATAAAGGCTTTAAGTAAAATCGTCGCGATTCAGCGCCCGGCACTGCTGAATCGCGCGATCTGCTTTACTGGGTGAGGAATTTTTCCAGGAACTGCTGCGTGCGCGCCTGCTTTGGTTCAGCAAACAGCGTTTTCGCCGCACCCTGTTCTACAATGCGCCCCTGATCCATAAAAATCGCCCGGTCCGCGACATCGCGGGCAAAGCTCATCTCATGGGTGACAATCACCATCGTGCGTCGCTCCTGCGCCAGCTGACGAATGGTGTTTAATACTTCGCCCACCAGCTCAGGATCGAGCGCCGAGGTAGGTTCGTCAAAGAGGATCACATCCGGGCGCATCGCCAGCGCGCGGGCTATCGCCACACGCTGCTGCTGACCGCCGGACAGACGGCGCGGATAGCTGTTCTCTTTCCCGCTCAGCCCCACTTTCGCTAACAGTTCACGCGCTCGTGCCAGCGCCTCCTCCTTCGGTTCGCCTTTAACAATCACCGGGCCTTCAATAATGTTTTCCAGCACCGTGCGGTGGGGAAAGAGGTTGAAGTTCTGGAACACAAAACCGACATGCTGACGCAGTTCGCGGATGGCACTTTTCTGTTGACCGACAGAGCGGGTGGCGTCGATGGTGATATTCCCGACACGAATAGAGCCGCTCTCAGGATGTTCAAGCAGGTTAATACTGCGCAGCAGCGTGGTTTTCCCCGAGCCGCTCGGGCCGATGATCGCCACCACTTCGCCCTCTTCCACCTGCAGATCAATACCATGCAGCACCGTCTGCCCCTGGAACTTCTTCACCAGGTTTTTTACATCGATTGCGCTCATTTCGGATCCTGCTCCTGCCGGTTAAGCTGGTTTTCAAAGTAGTTCTGCAACGTCGATAGCACCGTCGCCATCACCCAGTAAATGAGCGATGCCGCCAGATACATGGTGAAGACCTCCAGCGTACGCGAGGTGATAAGCTGCGCCTGGCGAAACAGCTCCGGCACCTGAATGGTTGCCGCCAGCGAGGTGTCTTTCACCAGGCTAATAAAGCTGTTACTGAGCGGTGGCAGCGCCACGCGCGCCGCCTGCGGGAGAATAGCGCGGCGCAGAGTTTGCCACGGCTTCATACCAATACTTGCTGCCGCTTCCCACTGCCCTTTGTCGATCGACGAGATCGCCGCACGCAGCGTTTCTGCCGCGTAGGCCGCCGTATTGAGCGACAAGCCAATCATCGCTGACGGGATCGGGTCGAGTTCGATACCGAACTGCGGCAGACCGTAGTAGATCATAAACAGCTGGGCAATAAGCGGCGTACCGCGAAATACAGAGATATAGAAACGCGCCAGCCAGCGCAGCGGCAGCAGCTTCGACATGCGCATCAGCGCCAGTAAAAAACCGAGCAACAGGCCAAAAAACATGCCGCCGATGCTGAGTTGTAAGGTGAAGACTGCGCCCTTCAGCAGATAGGGGGCGGAGTCGATAACGAGTTGTAGGCTCTCTTGCATTCTGGTTTTTCTGCCTGCGTTAAAGGTGAGGATGGTAGGCAAAGAGCGCCGGTGCGCCGCCCGTATGCACAAATAAAATAGGGCCGTTATCTTTAAAGCGCTTCTGCTCAATGCCATCAAGCAGGCCGGCCATCGCTTTGCCGGTGTAAACCGGATCGAGCAGGATCCCTTCAAGGCGCGCCAGCAGTTTTACCGCTTCCATCCCTTCATCATTCGGCAGCCCGTAGCCTGGTGCGTAGTAGTCATCCCACAGCTGGATATCCGCCTGTGCTTTCAGCTCAAGCTGACGGGCAATCTCCTGTTGCAGCGTCACCACCTTCGGTTTTTGCTCCGCAACGCTGCGCGATACAGTGACGCCAATCAGCTCTGCGTCCGGCATCAACTGTTCCAGCCCCACCGCCAGCCCGGCATGGGTACCGGCGCTGCCGGAGGCGACCACCACCGAGGAGAGACCGAGCACGCCTTCACACTGCTGTGCGATCTCCAGCGCGCTCTCGACGTAGCCCATCGCCCCCAGCGCGTTAGAGCCGCCCACTGGCACAACATAGGGGCGAAAGCCCTGCGCTTCAATGCGTGTTGCCAGCTCGCTCAGCTGAGCTGCGGGGTCGGAAAGCGCGTCGCACATCTCAATCTGCGCGTTAAAGAGATCGAGCAGCAGGCGGTTGCCGTTGGTGAGGTAGTTTTCCGCGCGGGTTCCGGTCGGGTTTTCCAGCAACGCGACGCAGTGCAGGCCGAGCTTCGCCGCGACCGCCGCCGTCTGGCGCACGTGGTTAGACTGGATTGCGCCGGCGGTAACCAGCGTATCGGCGCCTTCACGCAGCGCATCGGCGGCAAGAAACTCCAGCTTGCGCAGCTTGTTGCCGCCCATTGCCAGCGGCGTCACATCATCGCGTTTGATATAAATGTCGCGTCCAACGTAATCCGATAAGCGCGGCAAATAGTCGAGCGGCGTCGGCGCGCCGATAAACTCAAGGCGAGGAAAACGGGTCAAATTGTGTAATGGCATACAACCTCCAGAAGCCGCAAAGATACGTAATGGTTTTATTATGCACGGAAATATCCTCAGCAATAAAAAAGGCGCTTGATTAAGCGCCTTTTTTAGCAGAGCACGATTACTTCGTTACATCTGCGCCGAACCATTTTTCTGACAGCGCCTTCATGGTGCCATCTTTCTGCATCTCGGCAATGGCCGCATCGATTGCTTTCAGCAGATCATCGTTGCCTTTGCGCACTGCCACGCCAGACTCCTGACGGGAGAAGGCATCACCGGCGACGGCCAGCGTATCTTTGGTTTTCTTCACCAGATCCAGCGCCGCCAGGCGGTCGACCAGAATGGCGTCAATACGGCCTACGCGCAGATCCTGGTATTTGGTCGGGTCATCATCATAGGTACGAATATCGACGCCCTGCACATTTTTGCGCAGCCACTCTTCGTAGTTAGTGCCAAGACCAACACCGACTTTCTTACCTTTCAGGTCGGCCGGGGATTTGATGCTGCCTTCATTGCCTTTTTTCACCAGCGCCTGGATACCTGACACTGTGTAGGGCGTTGAGAAGTCATACTTTTTCTTGCGCTCGTCGGAGATGGTGACCTGGTTTATCACCACGTCGATGCGCTTTGAGTCCAGCGAGGCCAGCATGCCGTCCCATTTCGTCGGCTTCAGCGACGCTTTTACGCCCAAATGCTGCGCCAGGGCTTCGGCGAACTCCACTTCAAAACCGGTCAGCTTGCCATCATCACCTTGAAAGCTGAACGGCGGATAGGTGCCCTCCAGCCCAACTAATAATGTGCCGCGCTCTTTAACTTTGTTCAGCAGATTTTCTGCGGCAAAGGTTTTGACGCTCATACCGGCCACCAGCGCGACAGCCATAACACCCATCAATGCCTGACGACCCAAAAGTGCTAGTTTCATTCTTCCCCCACTAAGAGATTCGCTATAGCGCGCCGCGTCTGAGCGCTAAGCCCAGCCGCGGCCTGATAACACATTCTTTTTTAATATATATCAGATGTCGCGCCGACAGCGATCTTTTGCGCGCCAGTAAAGCGTTGTTGAGCTTTAAACTGGGCATATTTGCGCAAAGCGATGCGGTAATTGTTGGTGCTGGTCGCAGGTAGCCAGGGTTCGAGGTTCTCATCAAGGAACCCCTCTTCCAGCAGTTGGCGGGAGATATTCAGTTCAGTGAGATGGTTACCGAGGCGGCGAAGACGCACGACATATTCGCGCACCGTACCGTGGCTCATCTCAGTCTGTTCGAAGAGGTATTGTTTAAAGCCGATGATATCGAAGAAGTCGCTCTGCTCTTTGCAGTGCAGATCGCCACAAAAGCGACAGAGTGCCACCCACTCTTTTTGCTCTTGTAGCCACGCGGCTTCATCCAGCAACATGTCCAGTCGCGAAATCGCAATTTTGTTGACGATCTCGCCCCGACGTACCAGTGTAATGCGGTCGAGTAGTTTGTGGCAGTGAGCACAATGCGTTTGGCTGTGTTTAAAGTCTTTCAGGTAGCGGCTTAATGGCCGTCTTTTCGATTGCTGCACCGTCATGATAACTCCTGGTTGTCAATGCGTTGTTCGGCATTTACCAGGGGCGATGCAGTATCACCGACCTATAACTTACCCAGCTTGGTACGTAAGCGCTTAATGGCCTGGCTATGGAGCTGGCTGACACGCGATTCCCCGACTTCCAGTACGGCGCCAATCTCTTTGAGATTCAGCTCCTCCTGGTAGTACAGCGTCAGGACGAGTTGTTCACGCTCGGGCAGCGACTCAATCGCTTCCATCACCCGGTGGCGTAAATTACTCTCCATTAACTGGAATAACGGGTTTTCCTGTTGATGATCTTCCGTCACCAGCTCGATACTGTCGCCGTGCTCTTCCCGCCATTCATCATAGGAGAAAAGCTGACTATTGTTCGTATCGAGCAACATCTGACGGTACTCCTCAACGGGAATACCAAGACGCTGCGCCACTTCTGTTTCCGACGCGTTACGTCCCAGCTCTTGCTCTAGTTGCCCCATTGCCTGCGCCACTTCGCGGGCATTACGTCGGACACTGCGTGGCACCCAATCGCGGCTGCGCAACTCGTCCAACATCGCCCCACGAATACGCTGTACTGCGTAAGTGGTAAATGCCGTTCCTTGCAGAGCGTCATAACGATCTACTGCATTCAATAGACCAATGCCGCCCGCCTGTAGCAGGTCGTCCAGTTCCACACTTGCTGGCAAACGCACCTGCAGGCGCAATGCTTCATGACGCACTAGAGGAACATAACGTTGCCACAGCGAGTGTTTATCCATTACACCATCAGCGGTATAGAGTGAATTCACGATAAACGGCCCTGCGTTAATTGAGTTATCGGCGTGATTATCCGATTCTGTAGTGATTTTGATTGGATGAATAGGGACATAAAAATCAGTTTATTTTGCCAACATGCCACTTTTTTCTGCAAAATCGACCATATTTCAAACAATTGTCGTATGTTTTTTGAGAAAAATAATTTGAGCCAGGGAAAAATCAGTCGTTCGCCCTGTGCACGATCTTTAGGCAAGTCACTGATTAATAAATAGTTAAATAAATGCAATGGGAGCAACCTCAAAATTTATGTCTTTATTAACTTAGCTAAAGCGCGCTTATTTGCAACTTTGGCTCAACAACCCGCGTGATACTCTCTTTTTTCATACCTCTCAAAATATCTCTACGGGTTCTCAGGCAATGGATATTAAATTTTTGCAGTTACAAGCGCACGGCGACGTACGCGGCTCGTTGGTTGCTCTGGAGCAGGAAAACAATATTCCCTTCGAGATTAAGCGTGTCTATTACATGTTTAAAACGCTTGAGGATGTTCGCCGCGGCTGCCACGCGCATCGTCAATTGAAGCAGGTCGCCATCGCTGTACGCGGTTCATGCCGTTTTTTATTAGATAACGGTAAAGAACGCATCGAATTACTGCTCGACAACCCGGCGCAGGGGCTGTTGATTGACTCTGTCATTTGGCGAGAGATGTATGACTTCTCAGAAGATTGCGTCCTGCTTGTGCTTGCTGACCAGCTCTATGATGAAACCGACTATATCCGTAGCTATAGTGATTTTTTAGAAATAGCAAAATAAGAAGGCGCGAATGCACAGTAGTCAATGGATCCTCACTGAGGATCAGTTTATGAAACCTGCGTATCGGATCAGCCCTTTCTCAACGGCATCTATTGGCTTAAATAGTTCACATCCGCGTAGTGACCTTGCAGATGACTATTTCGCCGCGCGTTATCCGGGATACTCTGCCAGCTGGACGATGAAAGGCCGCGGGGCGATCGCGCTGGCGTTAGCCGATCTGGCGCTCAAGCCAAACAGTGTTGTGACCATTCTCACCACCTCCGGCAACACCTATGTCAGCGGATGCGTCACGCGGGAAATCGAACGTTTTTGCCAGTGGAATCGCGCGCTCACAGACAATACGGACGCCGTATTGGTGATTCATGAATTTGGTAGCCTCTACCCGGATATGGCGAGTCTTTATGCCAGCGGCTTACCGATCATTGAGGATTATGCGCACGCCTTTCACTCCGTTGCGCCGCATGAGCCGCGTGGTGATTATGCCATCTACAGTTTTCCGAAATATTTCCCAATCCAGTATGGCGGCGTATTACTGAGTAAAAAGCCGCTTCGTGTCCTTTCTGACACACCTGCTGAAAATGAGCGTTATCTGAAGAATGTCATTTCTGCTGGGATCCCATTGATAGATAAGTGGCGACAACAGCGTATTGAGCATCACGCGTGGCTCGAAGCCGCATTTCAACCATTGGGTTGTGCACCGCGTTTTGCATGGCAACCTTATGAAACGCCATCCGTATTTATGTTTACGACCCCTGACGAGATTAACTTGCCCGAGCTGAAATGCTTCATGCAGGAGCACGGTGTTGAATCCAGTATCTTTTATGGTGAGAAAGCATTTTTCATCCCGCTACATCACAACTTATGTACGGTTGATCTCAATTATTTTGTCTCGCTGTATCGCTGTTTTGTAGACCACAAGAACAGGTGACCTGATGGAATATCAAAATATCCGTTTATTAGGAACGGCGAGCATCGCTGAAGGCACCACAGTCAATAATGTGGAGCTAGGCAATGGGGTAAAAATCGCGAAACGCTGCTCCATTTTCGGTTCGGCCAGCGCGATCCTGCGCATCGGAGAAAACAGCTATATCGGCATGAACACGTTGATCAACGGTTTTAACGCCAGCGTGACGATTGGTAAAAATGTGAGTATTGCGCAGAACGTCAATATCATGTCTGACTCCGGCCCCAATGCCAGCCCTGCCCTGCAACAGGTATACCCTATCCAGGCGGAACCCGTGACCATCGGAGATGAGTGCTGGATTGGCGCATCCGCCATCATTATGCCTGGCGTTACGCTCGGGAAATTTTGCGTCGTCGCCGCACAGAGTTTTGTTACCGATTCCTTCGATGATTATTCCGTTATTGGCGGATGCCCTGCCAGATTACTGAAAAAACTGGATCCAAAGGCACTACACAGGGAATCTATTGATGATTGAGATCTATCGTGATCAACACTATAGCGTGGCGATAGCAGACGAAGGTTATAGCACTACGCTGTTTAATCGGGATGATTTTATCCATTTTCAGCAGCAGACGTTTAATTGTGACCTGCGCATCTTCTGCCTGGTAAAGTTACAGAACAACAAAGTTATCGCCGCACTGGATTTTGCGGCCAGAGCGCAGAGCCGTGACCGCTGGTTTACCCCGGTCACCGGCGCGTTCAGTGATATCTTTAGTATTAGCAACCTGAGCAGCGCCGAGCTTGAGCTTTTTATTCAGCAAATCACCCAACACCTGCTCTCCCAGGAAAAAGCCACGGCCCTGCTGTGGAAAACGCCCCCGCTCTACTTCAACAGCACGATCAACAGCAAACTGCACAATACGCTTTATCGTTTGCAGTGGCAGATTGATGCATGGGAGCTCAACTTTCATCTGGCTATTGCCGATCACGCCACATTCCGCAGCCGCTTAAGCGATACCAAACGTAAAGAGCTTAACAAGCTGAATCGCAGTGGAACCGAGTTTTCTCTGGTGGAGAACGAAGCGCAGATGCGGGACGTTTACGAGGTCATTCGCCTTAACCGGGAAGCGCAAGGCTACCCGATGACCATGAGTTGGGAGGCCCTCTTCGCGCTTAAAACACAGTTTGCAGACGACGTGTTTTTTGCGCAGTTACTGCGTGATGACACGCTGCTTGCCGGGGCGATCCTGTTAAAACTTAATGCCTCCACGCTCTATGTCTTCTATTGGGGTGAACACCCTGACAGCCGGAATGAATCACCGGTGGTGAAGTTGTGCGAGCATCTCTATCTGCTGGCGGCTGAAACCGGTGTGCGCTATCTCGATATTGGAATTTCTACGGCTGATTCACAGCCTAATGAAGGATTAATGAACTTCAAAACCAGCCTCGGCTGTGAAACCAGCCAAAAGCTTATTTTCAGTTATTCAGCACTCGCGGGACACGCCAAATGAAAGTGACGTTTTTGGACTTGCAAAAAATCAACGCCAATATTGAGGCCGAGCTGGTCGCCGCCTGTCAGAAAGTGATCCAGTCTGGTTATTATATTGGCGGCGAAGAGGTGACTGCCTTTGAGCAGGAGTTTGCAGATTACTGTGGCGCTTCGTATTGCATCAGCGTCGGTAATGGTCTGGATGCGTTAACCTTGGTTCTGCGCGCCTGGAAAGAGATGGGAAAAGTGCAGGATGGTGACGAGGTCATTGTCCCGGCCAATACCTTTATCGCCTCGATTCTGGCCATCACCCAGGCCGGTCTTACTCCCGTACTGGTTGAACCCTGCCCGCGTACATTTACTCTTACCGCCGAGTCGCTTGAGCGCCATATTACCGCCAAAACCAAAGTTGTTTTACCGGTGCATTTATATGGTCAACTGGCACCGATGGAAGAGATCATGGCCGTCGCTCGCCAGCACGGCTTACTGGTATTAGAAGATAGCGCACAGGCGCATGGTGCCAGCATTAACGGCACAAAAGCGGGAAATTGGGGCGACGCGGCGGCGTTCAGTTTCTATCCGGGCAAAAACCTCGGGGCGCTGGGCGATGCAGGCGCTATAACCACCAACGACCAGCAACTGAAGCAGATCGTTAGCGCTTTGCGCAATTATGGTTCCCATAAGAAATACGAGAACATCTACCAGGGTGTGAATAGTCGTCTTGATGAAATTCAGGCCGCCATGCTGCGCATAAAGCTTCGTTACCTGGAAAAGGAGATTGCGGCTCGCCGTGCAGTTGCCCGCTTCTACCTCGACAATATCACTAACCCGCTGATTCACCTGCCGGAAGAGAACGTTCCTCAAGCACATGTCTGGCACCTGTTTGTGGTTCGCTGCACTGAGCGGGACGCTTTACAGAAGTGGCTTGCCGACTGTGGCATACAGACGCTGGTTCACTATCCTCACCCGCCGCATCAACAAGCGGCATACCCGCAGTTCCACCACCTGAGCCTGCCGGAAACGGAAAAAATGCACCAGGAGGTGCTGTCGTTGCCGCTCTCCTCGGTACTGACGGCTGACGAGCAGCAATATGTGGTAGATAAGATTAATCGCTTTCGCCCCTGAATATCCCAAGGGCAACCGCGAGGCATAAAAAAAGCCGGTTAACATTAACCGGCTTTTTGTTAGCTAAGATTTACGGCAGCCATGCCGCAGCCCACTCTCTCGCTTTAACTTCATTAAGCGTGAAGTCGCGCATTACCGCCTCATACAGCGCTTTACCCTGCTTCTCGCTGGTATCCGGATCGTTCAGATGCATCAGGATCGCTTCATGCCAGTCCTTAAAGCGGTTCTTCACACGCGTTACGGGTAGGTCATCACGATAGCACTCAACATCACTGCAAATTACCGGTACTGCGCACGCACCGTATTCCAGCAAACGTAAGTTACTCTTACAGACGTTGAAAGCATTATCTTCAACAGGCGCTAACGCCAGATCCAGGTTTAACGATGCCAGCTTCGCCGGATAACGACCAATCTCTACGCCAAGATGGAACTCCTTGACGTAAGGACGCAGTTTTGGCGGACACATACCGAAAAAGACCCAATCAACCCGATCGGCAAAGGCTTTAACCACGTCAAAAATCATTTCTAAATCGCCGGTATGGCTGGAACCACCCGCCCAACCGACACGCGGTTTTTTACTTTGATGACGCAAGCTTTGCAAATTTCCCCACCAGTCCAGCGATAAGCAGTTCTTACGTACCACAATATCCGGATGCATACCGGCAAAGGCCTCGGCCAACGGTGCGGTCGAAACGACGAAGCGGTCGGCGAAACTGAGGCTTTTGCGCACCATTTTCAACACATCGTTACCGAAATCCTTACGGTGATGATTTTTCAGCGGAATATTCGGCAGGTAGTCGTCCAGTTCAAAGACTTTAAATGCCGAGTTATGCTGGGCGATTTTTGTTGCCCATTGATGATATTCCGGGGTTATCTGGCGCTGGAAAACGATGCTATCTGGCTTATAACGCTCAAGGTACGGAACGCTCAACAGATTGGTCTGTAACTTACCATCGACCAGGCCGTGATCGCGCATCGCTTCAAACGGCTTGATAATGCGATAGTTGCCGCAACCGAAGAAATCACCCATATGCGCCAGCACCACTGGCAGAGGATTCCAGCCCAGCGGGCGCCAGCTCAAATGGCTGTCGGGACAGACATTGAAATGGTTACTGCTTAAAGAGAGGTGCGGGCTGTAAGCCGGATCATTTGTGATCAGGGGCATCCAGCGGCTATAAAGCCGATCTTCTTCGTGATCAACCTGCGGTGAAACGGGCGCAATCTCTTCGCTCTCTTCACTCTGGCGCTTTTCTACCGAGCGCAGGAGTTTGGCGTATGGCGTCCAGACGGTCAGGAAACCTGCCTCGCGCGAACGTAAACAGAAATCAACGTCGCTATAGCGCGTCATCGATTCGTCAAAACCTTGCAGCGCGGCGAACAGTTCCTGTCGCACCAGCATAAAATCACCGGAAACAGCGCTGTAGTTCTGTACCGCATGAAGCCGTGACATCAACCCGTTATGCGTATCGTTGGTGCCCAGGAAAGCGTCGCCGACGACGCCGTTCATTCCCAACACATAACCGGCGTTGCTTACCGTACCGTCTGCGTAGACCTGCTTACCACCGACGATGCCCACTTCAGGGCGCAGCGCATGGTTCATCAACTCGTGGAGCCAGTTCTTATCAATAAACGCCGTCAGGGCGTTTACCAGCACAAGGTATTCACCACGTGCGATGCTCGCGCCAAGGTTGACACGCTGTGCATAGTGCAAATCACCCTGATATCGCTGCACTTTAACGCGCTGCTCATCAACCGCAACAACCGAGGCCAGCCAGTTATCACCTTCCGGCCCTATCGTGTCGCTAACGACCATTACCAGCTCATAGTTAAGCCAGCGGGTATTTTCAATCAGCGACATGACACAGGCCACAAGCGAAGCAAGATCGTTATCTGCCACAATCACTATCGACACGACCGGTGTCATTGCGTGACCGTAATCGAGTCGGTAGTTACCCTGCGATGTCAGTTCAATCTGCGCCTCATTGTAGCCACGGTTTGCCAGATGTTGCTGGATAGCCCTGACTTCATCGGCATTCGCTTGCAGATCAAAGGGGACATTCAGCAGCGGTTCCGCCAGATGACCGATTGAATTGAACCCCTGCGTTTCGACGATTTTTAACGCCAGATTTAATTCAAAGGCTTGCGGATAGTTCTCATCAAAACCGTTAACCGCCTGCAGGAGTTCACGACGCCATAACCAGTGGTGCGCCATATTGTATGGTGCGCTGAGGAGTAAATCGAAATTGAAATCGGGGCGGAACCTGGCACTGATCAGATGTTCGTCAATGAAGCCCGTTTCATCGCAGTAGACGGCAAGCAGCTCACCCGCCTGGCCGAGCGTGGTTTCCAGTGCGTTTAAACCGCCCGGATGAAAGGTTATCCCGGCAGTTACGCAGATCACCCATTCGCCCTGCGTTTCTGCCAGCACGCTATTTATCGCCGCGATGGGGTTGGATTGCGCAGGGTAATGGCGTACTCCCTGCACGTCACTCTCACCAATAACCACGACTTCAAATTGGACACCCTGCAGATGCTGCGCCAGCAGCGAATCATAGGTCGCGACGATGGCAGCTTCGGTCGCCTGCGTACCATCAATGATTACCGTTAGCGTGCGCTGCAACTGGCCAGCCTCGATAAAATCATTGATCAGCTTGCGCTGGATCGGCAGTACTCTTCGCTCCGCCAACCAGCGCTGGAAATAATTTTCCTTCAGCGATAACCCCATCGTTTCGCGAATATGGGCATAGCGAAACGCGTCGTTAGAATAAAGCGGCGCGATACGCACGCCCTTCGCCGGATCGAGTCCATGTTGCTCAGTGTATGCGCTGGCGAATTTCAAATAGGTGTCGTGGCTATTTTGCGCACGCGGATCTTGCGCCCTGCCGCTTTCGCTTTTTTGTTGGCGTGAAATACGGAAGAAACTCAGCGGTTCTACGAGGTAGGCCAGGTGACTATGGGTCAGGATTTTGGTGTAAAAAGTTAAATCTTCCAGGAATTCCATCACCTGGCCATCAATTTTGTACCAGCTATCCGGCGAGTCAATTAACGCCACGATATCTTCACGATACATAAGGACCGTACAGGGTTCACCGATAAAGTTCACGATACCACGGCTCTGAAACGCTAAAATATCCTCGCCATGAATGACGCTATCGACGTTGACCGGCGAGGCAGTTGCAAAAATATCTTCCTGAATAAGCCCTTCAGCATTAATACGCTGGCGGCGGGAGGTCGCGATGCGGATATCTTCACGCGCTTCAATAGCGTCCACCAGTTTCGACACGCAGGATGGCGCGAGCAGATCATCATCGGCAAATAATTTGACGTACTCCCCTTTGCTTTCAAGAAAGCAATGGTTGTAGTTACCAATATCGCCCAACGCCGGCTGGTTACGAAAATAGCGAATCGGATGGCGACTCTTCGCTTTAAAGCGTTCAACGATCTGTTCTGGCTCACCAAACGGTGAATCATCGCTGACAATAATTTCGCAGTTGGGATAATCCTGATCCACTGCACTGGCAAGCGTCTCTTCAAACCATGTCGTTTTATAGGTTGGAATAATGATGCTAACTAGCGCAGGATTTTTCTTAGACATCAAATATGTACCTTATACCGTGATGCTGAGCGGTGGGAAATTGACATATCGTATAACGAAGTCAGCCTGGCTCAATATCCGATGAAGCATGCAAAATGCCCCCATTCCCGGCGTTTGCCCGGCTAAAAAATGGCAAAAAAAAACCCGGCCAGGCCGGGTTTTATCAGACATTGCGTAATTAACGCAGCAGGGACAGCATGGTCTGCGGAACCTGGTTGGCCTGCGCCAGCACGGAAGAACCAGCCTGCTGCAGGATCTGCGCGCGGGACATGTTCGACA